TCAACTACTTTTTGCGATTCTCTTCAACGCCAGAACCTCCTTCTTTAATTCCTCACAGCGAGTATTAGCCAACTCCAACTCTATCTCCAGATCCCTAATCCTTTCGTCTCGTAATAGTATTTGTTTTCTACTAGTCTCATACATTATATGTATATCACTATTCTTCTCTTCCGACTTATTCATGTTACCTTCTCCACGCAAGAGCCATTCCGCTGAGATATCCCCAAAAGAGCTAATTACATTACAAACTGTATCCAAACTTAATTTTCGATCTCCTCTTAACTGCTGATTAATAGTTCTTTGATTCGATCCAATTTGTTTAGCAAAAGAATTTTCTGAAAATCCTTTACTTGTTATAATCTCCGCAATCCTCTGAATTATACTATTTTCCATATAATATTTAATTTAGAATCATTCTAAATAGAACAAATGAGGTATTTTTAACACTATTATATCTCGTATTAGCTCATTTGTTCTTATATTTGCATTGTGATAGAACAAAAGTACTATCACAGCGTACTAAAAAAGAGCAATAAACAAAAGTAGTATAAAAATGAAGAATCTTACAAATGTAAAGACAAAAATCTCGACTAGTGAGACATTATTGGGATTCAATATAGGAGAACCCACAATCATAAAAAACAAGACCATACCATACTTAAAGGTAAAAAGGGGCGTGGATTACTTGAAGACTAAAGGATATGATTTTACGATACAAACAGCGGGACGCATTGATGACGTGATTGTAACGAGATTAAAGTAAACGCTATGACAAGGAACGACGCAAGGCTTATAGCCGAGGAATTGATTCCCCTCATGCGAAAGGAGGTAAAAAGGATCGTGGAGTCCGTTTTGGAGAAAGAGGCCCAGAAAGAAGACGAGTTCGTTGGCTTCGATGAAGCCTCCAAGATCACCAAGCTATCCATCCGATATCTGAGGGAACACATAAAGGAAATACCTCACGCTCATAAAGGCCGGAAAAGGGTGTTTAGTAAGGCCGGCCTTATAGCGTATATGAACAGATAAATAAAAAGATATGGCAAGATTAGAAGAGATCATAGTGCCGCATGGCTCAATAAGAGCCTTGGCCAAGGACACGGGATTCACAGAGATAACGGTCAGAAACGCATTAAAAGGTGTAACAAGTTCCCCAAACGCTTACATGATAAGAAAAAGAGCGATAGAATTTTACAGGGGATCAAAACAAAGCCGATAAATAGCATAAGGGCATGGCTAGTGAAGCGTCACGGCTGGAAGCGGATCATTTTAAAGACTAAAGGCTATTGCAAATCCTTCACCCCGCTCCGGGTTCGATTCCCGGATGCCTACTAAAAAGAGTTCTTTGACTTAATGAATAAATCCTTATCCCCATAAGAGGATATACGTAAGAGATATAGGTATGGCGGGTAAGGTTATGATAGGCGAAGATACCGGAAGGGATGATGATCCCCGCTCCCGATGTAGTTTAATCGGTTCCGGTATTGGATTTATACATATAATTAATAGTATATATAATAAGTACGATCCCATTCGGGTATCCTTGCGGTGGTTGGTAAAGAAGACCGTATCGTACTAAATAATACGACTTTTCCTACGAGTCGTATCTAAGATATAGCAGGAGGTTAATACTGCCAAAAGTATGACAGATTGGACAGACAATCATAAGATAACGACAGATCGGAAAGACGGTCAATCCGAGAACTACGGCTTTACGTTAGTGATAAATACTCCCCCACCCGTCTATGATTCGGGTTCGAAACCGTTGGAGGTTGTGGGGGATCTAAAATATAGATGAATGAAAGATCAAGAATTGCACAACAAACTGATATCAATCCCTATCGGGAGCACGGTAACTGTTGGGAAAGACACGCTACTTGTCATAACACAGAACTTGGACAGCAAGCAGTGGCAAGAATGCGAGAAGTGCTATTTCCAAGAAAGATGTCAAGGATGCGGAGGAAAAGAGCAAGAATGGTTTTGTGATTCTTATTGCAGGCCGGATAAAGAAAACGTTATTTTTTTAAAGATAAAACACGAAATGGAGAATCAATCAGAAAAAAAGAATCTTGTAGAAGGTTTCGGCGGCTATGGATGGGGAACTTATCCAAACACCGATATAGAAAGAGGAATAGATGTGCTCCTCCAAATGATTAATAATGGAGGATCACATAGCGATAAAATCCATTTAATAAAAACAACAAAATTATTGAGAGTATGAAAAAGATCCTTTCTATCCTTAGGGGTAAAAAACAAACAGAGAGACTGTCAGAGTTAAGGAGTCAAGAGATCATGAGAGCGCTTGACTCGGCGTTAAACAACGTAGAGGAGCAAAAGGTATTAGCCGACATCCGGTATCACGAGGAGATAAACAACCTAGGTGACGACGGGGTAAATTACAAGAGCAAGATCAATCAATTGATCGAGTACAAGGAGACGATTATCAATGCGGACAATACCATCCAAGCTATCAATGAGATCAAGAACGATCTCGAGAGCGAGGTTGAAGATGTTGACGAAAAAGACCGATAGACCTATTAATAACCAAGTTTTATAACAATGAAAGAAAGAAGAATCCCACCCTAGGAAATGGCTAGGGCAGGTAGCTAACCATAATAAATTCATATTATTATTCAGGGTTACAGGGGGTTCGAGTTCCCCCGGCTACCACGCTTAAATCACATTGCTAATTATTATACACTTCTCAACCAAGACCTTAATATACCGCCGTGAGGCAGGAAGGAATATTAGTTTTTACTTAAACTGTGCCGGGGTGGGATTCCCCGGCAAACGCTCCCTTAGCTCAGCTGGTCAGAGCCTTTAGGGTCGCCGGTTCAAGACCGGCAGGGAGCACGTTTCACCCCTAGGGGTGCTTATTCAATCAACAGAAAATCAGTCACAATTTTGCAACGCAGGTCTCCGTCCGTGAGGATATGAGGCCTTTTCACATTGACAAATTTAAATCAACAACATATGATAAAGAAAAACCAAGCATGGCTCTGGAAGATATTCCGGGCCATTAAAAGCATTATCATCTTCTCGTTAAGGATGATCGCTGCTACCGTACTAGGGCTAATGTCAATAGTGTCAATATTTGAGTGGTACGATAAGCCATTCAATATTCACCTCTTGATCCTAGCGATCATATCAATCTTTATTGTGGTACGCCAAATAGTTATAATGACTTATGAGTCAGATAAATGATTTCGGGGTGTTGTACGTGGTACAAGCCCCATCAAGACCGAATCGATCGAGGAAGGACGATATCTTAGACGAATTAAAGACACTTAGCAAAGAAGAATTGATAGAGATAAGAAAAGACATTGTAGAACTAATAAACGATAAATAAAATGGTTGCTATAAAATCTTACAAGGGATTTGACAAAAATTTAAAATGCCGGGATTTTCAATATGAAATAGGCAAGGAATATGAGATGGATGGAGAGATCAAGGTGTGTAACAGAGGATTTCACGCTTGCGAAAGCCCGTTTGATGTTTTTGATCACTATACTATGATAGACTCTAGGTTTTGCGAAGTAGAGCAAGACGGAAATATATCCAAGAAGGATAGAGGGACAAAGATTTGCTCCTCGAAAATAAAAATAAAAGCAGAGTTAAAATTGGCTGACATGATCAATCTTGGAGTTGAGTGGCTAAAAGAGATCACATCACCTGAAAAAATAAAAACGAGCATAAAGGATAATTCATCCGGCTACGGTGCCAAGATAGGATCATCCGGCAACGATGCCCAGATAGGATCATCCGGCGACGGTGCCAAGATAGGATCATCCGGCGACGGTGCCAAGATAGGATCATCCGGCAACTATGCCAAGATAGGATCATCCGGCAACTATGCCAAGATAGGATCATCCGGCAACTATGCCCAGATAGGATCATCCGGCTACGGTGCCAAGATAGGATCATCCGGCGACGATGCCCAGATAGGATCATCCGGCTACGGTGCCAAGATAGGATCATCCGGCTACGGTGCCAAGATAGGATCATCCGGCAACTATGCCAAGATAGGATCATCCGGCTACGGTGCCAAGATAGGATCATCCGGCTACGGTGCCAAGATAGGATCATCCGGCGACGATGCCCAGATAGGATCATCCGGCTACGGTGCCAAGATAGGATCATCCGGCAACTATGCCAAGATAGGATCATCCGGCGACTATGCCAAGATAGGATCATCCGGCTACGGTGCCAAGATAGACAGCACAGGCGAAGGCTGTGTCATCATGTGCGCAGGTATTAACTCTGTAGCAAAAGCCTCAAAAGGATCATGGATAACATTATCCGAATGGTCTTATTCTGATAAAAAGCAAAGATATATCCCCGTTTGCGTAAAAACGGAATTTGTTGATGGGGAGAAGATAAAGGCGGATACATATTACAAATTAGCTGGAGGGGTATTTAAAGAAATACAATAGTCCCAAGGCATTGCTTATCGGAGGATCGCATGAGAGACATCTACATCAAAGACCCCGACGGCGAACCGGAATACGACGGGGAGGAAGACAACGAGGAATATGAGGAGAGCATGGAGGAGCTTAGGTTCCTGTTCGATTCTTATAATTGGTAACACCTACCCTTACGAGGTGCAACCCCGACCCAGACCGGCAACCGATATCCTAGACAAGTGGTAGGCCATGACGATATCATTGGCCCGGTGGAAAGGGACACGGTAGTGAGGAAAGGGCGGCCGATGGTCTTAGTCCGGGTTCGATTCCCGGAGGCTGACGAATTTAAATACACGATAACATGGACAAATCAGAAGAGATTGACAAATTAGCGATAGCGTTGGCCAAGTTCCAAGGATCGCTAGAGCAACCAAGCCTCAATTACGAGGTCAAGGTAAGGACTAAAACGGGAGGAGAATACAAGTTTAAGTATGCGGACCTATCCGAATGCAAAAGGGCGGCGAAACAGCCATTAGCCGACAATGAACTTTCAGTATGTCAGCTAATAGAGGATGATTACTCTATCCGGACCATACTGCTTCATTCCTCCGGTCAATGGATATCGTCCAAGGTAAGGATGCCATCCAATACGGCGGACGCTCAATCCATAGGATCGGCCATCACTTACGCCAAGAGATACGCCTTTTGCGCCATCCTAGGCATCGTGGCTGACGATGACGAGGACGCTAACATAGCGAGCGGTAATACCGCCCAAAAGGAGCAGCCTAAAAAGGCTAACTCCAACGAGAAGAAAGAGCTTACGAGAGATCATATAAATAATGAGAGTGCCATGGAATCCATATCTAAGTGGATATACAAGAACGAGAAGAAGGCCAAGGAATCCAACCAGTCTTTCTCCGTGGAGAGCCTTATAAACAAGTCCTACATCGTCGGAAAGGTGGAGATGGAATCCATTATCGAGATATACAACAACTATAAAATAAACAATAACCTGTCATGAGCAAAGAACTAGAGCTAAGCGGCAAGACCCCGCTAACGAAAAGCGATATCGAGGCTTTATCCATAGACCTTTTGAACCCGGTACTGGAAGGCGAGGTAGATCCCGTATCACACGTCGTCAAGTTAAAGGCGATGCAAGAGACCATCAAGAGGACGCTGGACGATGACCGGATGAAGGACGCTGTCCTTTCCGAGATCGAGAAATACGGGAAGGAGCGCTCTTGGAACGGGGCCACGGTCAAGATAAAGGAGACAGGCGTATCCTACGACCACTCCAATTGCAATGATCCGGTCTACGCTAGGCTGGTCGAGGAAAGGATGCTTCTCGATGCCAAGATAAAAGAACGGGAGGCGTTCCTGAAGACGGTGCCGGATAATACCACGGTCATTGATGACGAGACCGGAGAGATATACACGATCCATCCGGCGATACGGATGGCTAAGATGTCATATTCTATAACATTCAACAAAAAATAATCCACGCATGCCGTGGCTACGGGACGGTGGTTATCCCCGCCGTAGCGAATAACCGACCGCCCCGCTTATAAATCTAAAATTTAAAATCATAAACATTATGGCGAATTTATACGGCTCAATCTGCTTGAGCGACATACCGAAGGAGTTGATGAAAAAAGTAATGACGGCCAAGGGAGAGAAGATCTTCCTCAATATCTCGATCGGGGAGAAAAAAGAGCCTGTCACGTTCGACAACCGCACCTATACGCATTATGTGTCTTGCGCCCCAAGGAAAGAGGAGCGAAAGGAAGGCGTTTATTATAGCATAGGTGACTTGATGGAATCCACGTTCAAGAGCAATATCCCCTCACCGGAGGATATCAACAACGCCCCATCGGTTGGAGAAGACGATGGATTGCCGTTCTGACCATGGAACTATACTTGCTCAACACAGCCAGCGGATTGAGGCCATGCTATGATTCCGACTATGACGAGAAGAAAAAACTCAAGCTAGGTAAGATCTACAAGGCCAAGATAACGCTGGCACGGAACTACGACTTTCTGAAAAAGTATTTCGCCTTGATAAATTGCGCATGGTCTTACCAGAACGAGAAGACCACGGCGCATTTCAAGGAGAGCGTGGAGTGTTTCCGGAAGACCGTCGAGATCGCCGCCGGGCATTGCGATACGGCCTATAACATATCACGTAAGGAATGGATAGAGGTCCCGAAGTCGATAGCCTTCGACAAGATGGACGAGGCCGAGTTCATGGATCTCTACGAGCGTGTGAAGGACGTGCTTTTCTCGGTATTCCTTCGTGATATATCCGAATACGATTTCATGAGAAACCTTTCGAATTTTTAGTCATGAGAAAAAGTGACAGGCCTCCAAATTATCTTATAGATAAGATCGTGAGGCATACCAACATTATTATTACCGCTCCTTATGGCAGCGTCAAATACATGGATGCTGCCAGACTCCTTAAAAAGGAAGTCAAGAAGCTGGAAACCTATAAGAAAAATGAGAGATCTTAAATACTGCCTCAATGAGGCATGCTCTAAAAGACATTGCCTCTGCCATCAACGGCAAAAACATTGGAAAGACCCGTCTAAAAAAGATGGGGAAACTGTGAGGCCGGAGTCGGTCTTATTTAATGGGAACACCCCTTGCAAGGGGTATATCCCACAATACGAGAGAAAGAAGTATAACGTAAACTATTAACAATATGCACAATACATGATATAAATATGGATGAAATTTGGAAAGATATAGTTGGATACGAAGGGTTATATCAAGTTTCTAATATGGGTAGAGTTAGGTCTAAGGAAAGGATATTTGAAAGTAAAGGGACTGGAAGATATAAAAGAAATGCCCAAATTCTATCGCTTGGCAAGCATAGTAAAGGATATCTAACAGTGACACTATTTAAGAATGGAAAATATAAACGTTTTCTTATTCACAGATTAGTAGCTAAATCGTTCCTACCCCGTGATATTTTCAAAAATCAGGTAAATCATATTGATGGGAATAAGACCAATAACAATCTATCAAATATAGAATGGTGTGACTCTTCTGAAAACCAGATACACAGAAGAGATATTTTAAAAAAGAAATTTGCGCCGGGTAAACCTTTATTCAAATTGATAATAAAGGAAATAATATAAGAGAATTTGAATCAATATCACAAGCGGCCAAATCAACAGGGATAAAAAGCCAAAACATATCTTGCGTATGTCAAGGTAAAAATAGACAAGCTGGAGGTTTTAGGTGGGAATTTATAAAAAATAAATAATTATGGCAAGAACATATTTTTCATGTAAAGTGTCATTTGAAAAATTATTAGAAAATGGCAATCAAAAACGGGTAACAGAAGAATATTTAGTTGATAGCTTAAGCTTTACAGAAGCTGAAGCAAAAATCACCGAGGAGATCCGCCCCTTCATCACGGGTGAATTCACGGTAACAGACATCAAACGAATTCGTTTATCCGAATTATTCTTCAACGAGAATGGTGATCGGTTCTATAAGATCAAGGTTTATTTTATCACGTTGGACGAGAAGAGCGGAGCGGAAAAGAAAACCGCCGCTACCATGTTAGCCCAAGCCTCTAATCTAAAAGAGGCCATAGCCGTGCTAGAAGAAGGCATGAAGGGGACAATGGCGGATTACACCATCGCCTCTGTCTCGGAGACAATGATCATGGACGTATTCCCGTTCAACGCGGATGTCAATAAGAGAGTTGTTGACATTGATAAAAAAGAGATAGAGAAATCATTGTCTGACACCTCTAAATCAATAGAGGATAAGATGAGAGAGTGCAAGGATATCATAACCCGTGATCCCAAGGAAGGGGACGGGGATCTTATAACTAGGACGCAATCCTTCATCCGGCAAAAGGCCGGGCATGACAAGAGCAAGTTCAAGGAGGCCGCGATAGAGATCGCCTTGCTCCAGAAATCGCCAGCTTCCCAAGTATGGTTCATGGGATGTGGACAGCTATTAATCGAGGAGTTGGAGGTTTAATAAATAAAAAGATCATGAAGAAATTTATCAACAAACACTGGATATTGATATTGGCCATAGCCTTTATTCCGGTAGGGAACAGAGTTTTTAACCATGTTGACGCATGGCTAGGAATAGTCATTATGTTAACTAGTTCATTATTTATAATTTACAAACTATTTAATTTTATCAAGAATGAAAAGGACAAGTTTTAAGTTTTTTACTATAGCGATAATCGCTATGGTATTTTTATCCTCTTGTGAACGTGTAGCACCTAATTACGCTGGGGTATTGATGGAAAATTATGGGAAACAAGGGAAGGAGGATTTCAAGGTCGTATCAGGCAGGGTTTCAACTTGGGAATGGGGCACGGAATTATTTCAAGTCCCGCTATTCGACCAACGAGGCGAGTTCGGAAGCCCTGTCACGTTAAAAGCCGCAGACAATACGGAGTTTAACGCACGCCCCACTTACTCCTACAAGGTTATCAAAAACAGGGCAATAGACGTTGTTTTCGATAACAAGCACATAGACAAGGCCGATACGGAATCAGGCAAAGACGGTTTCATGCAATCATTGGAGGATAACATACTAGAACCTCGCATCTATGACCTGATCAAGGAGGAAAGCCGTAAACATAAGACCGATAGCTTAATGGCAGACGGAGGTTCGCTTCTTTTTGAGAAACGCCTTGAGCAGATTGTAGATAAGGAATTCGAGAAAAGAGGTCTTCAATTACTCACATTCTCGGCGCAATTAGAGTTTTCTAAGGCGGTTCGCGAGAAAATTGATAGTAGGAATGAAGTTAACACCAATATTTCGGTTTTAGACCAGCAGATAGCGGAGCAACGGAAACGCAACGAGTTGGAGCAATTGAAAACGGAACAAGCGTTAATCACCTCGAGAGGATTGACTAAAGAAATTCTTTATAAGCAGTTTATCGACAAATGGGATGGTCGTACCCCCATTTATGGAGCGATACCCGATTTAATAAAGATTCAGAACTAAGGATATTAATATTAGAGTGTGTTTTTCATGGTATTAGATTTGGGTTAGAATGATTATCCCCGCCGTCCGTGAGGATATGCGGGGCAAACACGGTGGTATGGCGGAATTGGTAGACGCTAAGGTTTGTGACTATCGAGAGAATGTAGTTTTGTCCTTTCCTATTTGGAATTTCAGCAACTCATGCGGGTTCGAGTCCCGCTACCATCACGAATAACAAATATTTAATATGGAAACAATACAAGATTTAGATCACTTGACAATGGCCATATACCTTATCACCGCGATACTAGGACTGATCGCATTGATATTGGCCGTATTCTTACTAATAAACGATAAAGAAAGGAGGAATCCATGGGAAAGAAAAGATACGAATTGGTGATAGCCGTTGACCCGGACATAGATAAATCCGGCGTATGCGTACTGTCTCCTTCCACGAGGCAGATAATTTTAAAGAGCCTCCCCTTCCCTTCCTTGATTGACTTTATCAAGGAGGCGAGAGAGAGATACAAGGGGGTAGACATAGTGGTCATTGTCGAGGCCGGATGGCTTAACGAAAAAAGCAACTACCATAAGGCTAGGGGTAAATCCGGCGAGAGGATAGCCAAGTATGTAGGTCGTAACCAGCAAACCGGGATATTGCTTCTCCAGATGTGCGAGCACATAGGGATTCCCTGCGAGGAGGTAAAGCCTTTGACCAAGCATTGGAAAGGGGACGAGGGCAAGATAACCCATGAGGAACTCTCCTACATAGTCGGTCCCTTGCCTAAGAGAACGAACCAAGACCAACGTGACGCTACGATTCTAGCTTGGTGGTACGCCGATCTACCAATAAAAATAAAGACTTGGTGATATGGCGAAGAAGAAAGACGAGCAAGAAAAGGTGAAATGTGGCGAATGCGTGAACGGTAAGCCTCACAAGGGACTAGCTGTATGGTGCAAAGTGCTAAATACCGGAAGAGTAGCTAATAGTCTTAGGTTTTGCGATGTATTCAAAAGGAAATTATGATTACATGATATAAAAAACATGCTTATGGAGAATTAGCGTATGGATACAAGGAAAGAGCTGACAAGCTATTTTCCGCACGATAGCAATGCCAGAAACTCAGATAAGCTGATTCGTTTACGAATGAGGCATAAAGCCGCCGGATATGGTGTTTTCTTCATGATATTAGAACGTCTTAGAGAGGAGCCAAACTATATGAGTGTCAAAGATTATAACATGATAGCCTTTGACCTTCGTGAGGACGCATCCTTAATAAAATCCGTCATTGAGGATTTCGGGTTATTTGTCTTTACCGAGGACGGTAAGTACTTCTACTCCGAGAGTTTCAAGCAAAGGATGGGATTCAAGGACGAGAAATCAAGAAAACGATCAGAAGCAGGGAAGTTAGGCATGGCTAAAAGATGGGGAAATAACAATGTTATAACAAATCCGCAAAGTAACGATAACAATGTTATAACAAAAACGGATGAAATTATAACAAGAAAAGAAAAAGAAAGAAAAGAAAAAGAAATACCCCCTCTATCCCCCACGGGGGGAAGCGGAGGAGGAAGTTTTTTTAATCTTTCAAGGAATGACCCGCCGCCTTCGGACGGCGTGAAAAGGAATTATGAGGCTTTGACACGGGAACTCACCAATTTCAAGCTCTCTCCCGATGAGTTCAATACTATTTGCGAGTTATCGAACTATGGAGAGATAGGAAATCCCGTGTGGAAACTATTGCAAAGGATACGGGATAGCCGGGAGGGGAAATACAAGATCGATCATCCCGGAAGATTTTTGATATCCAGATTAAAAAACAATGATTAAGACCGTAACTCTCTATCCGGGCAGATACGCATATATCTGTCCTTGCGGCCATCCCTATCAGGTGATGACCTTATACAGGAAGACTAGTAACGTAGCGGTCTATTGCTTCGCTTGCAAGCAACAGACCGGAAAACACATAAGAATCATGGATCAGAACATAGATTTCGCCGTTAACTCGAATAACAAGTTGAACGGCACGTATTTCACCGCATTGAGGTTACACGATCCGATCAAGTATTGCGTGGGGAACGTCCTCACGGTTTCGGTCAAGCAGCAACCACGAGGTAAGGCCAAGATTATCAAGGTAAACAGTTTCACGATAGACAAGGTAAATGACTACATATCGTGCTTGGATTCCGGATTAAAGGCCGATGAGTATAAGACTATAATCAAGAAGACATATTCCGGCAAGGGGATAAACTGGGACAAACAGCTTTTAGACTTTTGCCTGTTTGAACAAATTGATAAAAGATAAAACAATGAATCATACTGAAGCATTATTCAAGACGATCATTCTCTTGCATCACCTTGCGGAATTGCATAAGAAGGATAACGTGAATCTTTACTATATTGACCTGTTTTGTGGAGCAGGTGGAACGTCCACCGGCGTGGAACAGGCGAATATAGGAAGTAGTTCTATTGCGAAGGTTATAGCCTGCGTCAACCACGATAAGAACGCTATCGCCAGCCACATGGCTAACCATCCTTACGCCCTCCATTTCACGGAGGATATGCGTACGCTTGATTTGGCACCGATCGTTAATCTGATCAAGAAGATCAAGCTCCGGAATCCCAATGCGAGGTTTGTGCTATGGGCCTCATTGGAATGTACTAACTTCTCCAAGGCAAAGGGAGGACAGGCAAGAGATCCGGATAGCCGGACATTAGCCGATCATCTTTTCCGGTACATTGATGATATCAATCCCGACCTGATACAAATCGAGAATGTGGAGGAGTTCATGTGTTGGGGAGACCTAGATCAAAACGGGAAGCCCGTGTCAAAAGACAAGGGACGATTATATCTCCGGTGGGTGAACAAGGTCAAGAAATACGGATATAAGTTCGATCATCGCATCCTGAACGCCGCCGATTTTGGAGCATATACTTCCCGTAGACGTTTCTTCGGTCAGTTCGCAAAAAAGGATATGCCTATAGTCTGGCCGGAACCAACCCATTGTAAGGAAGGCTCTCAAACCCTATTTGGCGAGTTGAAGAAATGGAAACCTGTAAAAGACGTGTTGAATTTAGAGGATGAGGGAACGAGTATATTTAAGCGCAAGAAGCCTCTTTCGCCTAAAACATTTGAGAGGATTTATGCTGGGCTTATTCGTCACGTTGCCGGAGGAAAAGACAAATGGCTGTTGAAATATAACTCTGTTAATGGGCAAACTGGTAAGCATGTCCCTCCTAGCATAGAAGAACCCTGCCCGACGATCAGTTGTCAAGGAAGGTTAGGCATAGTGAGGACTCATTTCCTATCGAAATACTTTAGCGGACATCCGGAAAGTAAGAATATACCTATTACGGGACCAGCTCATACCATTAAGTGTAAGGACAATCATTCATTGGTAAGTACAAGGTTTCTATGTTCGTACAATTTTAAAGACACAGCCAAAGATATACAAGCCCCGTGCCCGACATTGCTCACGAAAGACCGGTTATCGCTTGTAACTCCGTTCATCATGAACTACTATTCCGGCGGTGGTCAGCATTCCGATATCAACCATCCCGCTCCGGCTATATTGGCGAACCCTAAACAGCGGCTAGTCTCATGCCAGTTCATGGATCAGCAATTCGGGCAAAGCAAACCGACCGAAACCGACCGCCCATTAGGGGCGATAACAGCCAATCCCAAATATAATCTGGTGAGCTGTCGTCCGTGGGTGATGAATACCAATTTCAACAATGTCGGTAGCGGACTCAATGAGCCAGCTCCTGTAATAACAGCTAATCGGAAATGGCACTACCTGATGAATCCACAATTTGCATCTTCGGGAAGTTCGATCGATAACCCTTGTTTTACATTGATTGCCCGAATGGACAAGCGACCACCTCACTTGGTTAGTCCCAAGACTGTATCCAATCTTGATGCTGTGCCGGACTTTGTAAAGATGGATGATGCCGGTAATATTTATATTGAGATTTACGAAACAGATATCCCGATCATAGTCAAGATAAAGGAGTTCATGGCCATGTATCAGATAGTGGATATCATGATGCGAATGCTCAAGATTCCCGAGTTGAAACGGATCATGGGATTCCCGGAGAACTACAAGTTGATCGGTACGCAAGCGGAGCAAAAGAAATATATCGGAAACGCCGTCGAAGTCGGCATGGCTAAAGCTTTATGTGAGGCTTTGGCAAGAAAGTTAATCGAATTAAAATCAATAGCGGCATGAGCGGAAACAGAAATAAACTTATAGCCTTCAATTACTTCGGAGGGAAATTCACTTGGTTGGAGTATCTGTACACGAACTTTCCAAGAGATTTCACCCATCTGGTCGATCTGTTCGCCGGAAGCATGGCCGTGTCTATCAATTATCCGGGAAGGGTTATCAAGACAGCCAACGAGATAAATGGGGATATAACCAACTTCTTCGAGGTTTTGAGGGATCATGAGCCGGAGTTGACAAGGTTATTGCTGTTAACCCCATGCTCCGAACTGGAGTATAATAACTCATGGGAACCTTCCGGGGATAAGATAGAGAGCGCAAGGAGGTTTTACGTCCGTATCCGGCAATCATTCTTCGGGTTGGGAGCGCAACGGAAGAACAAGGGTTGGCATTGCGCCAAGAGCCATGTTAACGCTAGAGGTGGTGAGACCGTATCTCGATGGAACAACGCGATAGAGAAACTGCATGAGGTCGCAGAGGTGATCAGGGGCAATTTCCAGATCACCAATCTGGACTATAAGGATTGCATTGATCGGCTTGATTTCCCAAACGCTTTCTTCTACGCCGACCCACCCTATCCGCTTGAGTGCCGGGCCTCTTCGAATGATTACAAGTACGAGTTCTCTGACGATAAGCATCGTGAACTTTCCGATCGTTTGCATTCGATCAAAGGCAAGGCCATGATAAGTAGTTATGACTGTCCGTTGATGCGGGAGTTGTACGGGGATTGGAACATGATAAAGTTCCCGGTCAAGAAGAATAACATCCGGAGCAGTGAGGTACAGGAGGTGATTTGGATTAATTATGATTTAGAGAAAACATTGTTTTGATATGAAAAAAGCAGGAGATATGGATATTCCAGAAAAAAACAAAATGGATAACATATTCACGATTTGCTATTCAAGGCAGGAAGCCAATGAGATCGGACATTTCATTATGAGCAAAGGATACGAAGGCGTTCAGAATGACAGCTATAGATATTGTGATCTAATGATTCGGGCAGCGTTAAAAGAAGCCGTGAGACATCATGATAATTGTATATATGTCGGTGTTAGCGGATGCCAAATGATTGTATCCAGAACAAAAAGAGGGCTTAAAAGAAAGGGACTCAAATATATAGAGAAGAAGCGGTTGTTTTACAATTTATTAAAGAATTATAGATTAACAATTAAATCCAAATTGACATGAAAGCGAGAATAAGAAAGACTGGGGAAATCGTTGATGTTATCGCCTTCAAATCTTCCGAAGCCTGTCCTGAAAAGGATTGGGTGCGCTATGTGGATTCCGAGGGGCTTGATCTCATACAGGAACTCAACGCTCTAGAGGATCTAGAGGTTATAAATAAGACGGAGGATAAAGCCGTTGATTGGGAACAACGCAGATATGATTTGGCAAAGCGCTATTCTATCGAGTTTGTGAAATTGCAACATTATCAAGGCCGTACTGAATGCGGTATACTTTATTCTAAAGTAGTGGGATGGTCTGTGGAATTAGCCGATGAACTCATAGCTAAATTAAAGGAAGGAGGTGAATCATGAGAAATAAAGATCTTATAACATTGCTTCAAGAGCAAGACCCGGAAGCGGAGGTAATGATCCGCACGTCCGATGGAGAGTATGAGTACGATCCGGTGGATGTCACATGGGACGAAGAGATAGAATGTACAATTATTCAAGAGGGATAAATATGGAAGAGAAAATAAAACAATGTCCCGAGTTTCCCTTTTTCGGCGCATCTTATCCAGACGCACGTTGTATCAATGGATATTTATGGGATCTTGACTCATATGATAGCGAGGTTGGGGGATTGATCATAGGCGGGGATGTCCCCTGCCCTTTCTGCAAGACCGAGGAGTTTATAGAGTACGATCCTTTTGGTTTATTATACGTAGGGAATGACAAGGAGAAAACACGTGAATGGTATTTTTCTTACATCGAAAAATTGAGGGAAGATATAGATAATAAGAAATATTTTAACAACGAATTATAATATGAATCAAATTTGCACGAATAAAAAACAATCATCACGCCTGTTAGAGGCCGGGGTGAGACCGGATACGGCAGACATGTATTTGGATGAATTTGAATTACCGGTCGCATCTGAATATGGCAGGGTTGAAAATCATGTGGATCAAGATATGGCATTCCCGGCTTGGTCTCTATCCAAGCTGATAAACATGCTTCCTGCCACGATTTCACAACGCAACCGACCCGATTTAAGTTTGGAAATCACAAAAGATAGCGTGTATTGGTTCATCCAATACACAGAACTGGGATACGACTGCAAGCATGAGGTTATGAAAAAGAATGTCTTAGATGCTGTTGTGAATATGATTGAATGGCTTATCAAGGAAGGATACCTTGACAAGAAATACCTAACAGATAAATGCGGTGATTGCCGACTTATCGAGGATGAAGACGCAAACGGGGGCGCTTGGTGCGCCTTCCATCAAAAGCCGGTAAGGTGTGATGGTGAGGCTTGTGATGATATTTTAGAGAAAGGAGGATCAAATGCGTGAGATTAAATTCAGAGCGAAGCGTATTGATAATAATAAATGGGCGTATGGTGGATTGGTTCAAGCCGACGACTATTGCATTATAGACCAGCAGAATGAACTGTATGTTGAGAGAGAGTATAATTTTAGAGGTGATACTCACTTCTTTCAATTGTCTGGAGTTATGTGCGATGAAACAACTATAGGCCAGTTCACAGGCTTAAAAGACAAGAGCAGAAAGGAGATTTACGAGGGGGACATTATCAGCGTGAATGGCAAATATCCTAAATTGATCAGGTACATAGATGAATGGGCGAGTTATTGCTTGGCTAATCTTACAGATTTGGACTGTGATCTTAAAACTCGTTATTGGCAGCAAGTTAGTCCTTGCTGGTGGACTGATTATAAAAGAGAAATTAAAGTAATAGGTAATGTTTATGATAATCTAGAATTGGTAAAAGGAGGTTAAAAATGAAAGCAATAACCATCAAACAACCGTGGGCCTCCTTGATAGTCCACGATATCAAAGACATTGAGAATCGTACTTGGAGAACTAACTATCGTGGACGTGTGCTTATTCATGCTGCCGGTTCTCATGGTAAAAAGTTTAGCGTCGATTTAACTGATGCCCAAATGAAGGCTGCATTTGGTACGATTGCTAAAGAAACAATGTTTGGTAATCTGCCTTTTGGTACAATCATTGGCAGCGTAGAGATTGTGGATTGCGTAGTAAATCATTCATCCATTTGGGCAGAGAAAACAGAAAACTACACAGTCGGCATGAATCCTAAACTGCATGAGAATATTACAGGCAGAAAGGTTGTCTATAATTGGGTATTGGCAAACCCTGTAATGTTTGACAAGCCGATAACAGGCGTGAAAGGCAAGCTTTCGTTTTGGGAATTTAAACAATAAGCATTAACAATGGAAAGAGATATTGATATGGGACAGACGATAGAAGATGCGGCAAAAGAATATTCAAGCCAGTTCCCATGGGGGGAAGATGATAAAATCGCCTCCCTTATATGCGAGAATGATTTTAAAAGAGGCTTCAAGGCCGGTGCCGAATGGCAGGCAAAGCAATCTCCGTGGATAAATATTAATGACCGGCTACCGGAGAATAAAGACGAGGTTTTAGTTCTAAGCAGAATGAATATAAGCGGGAAATACTTTGTGTCTAGTGATTCTTACGATGGCAAAGAATGGGCGGTTAACTTAGCGATGCACTATACAAGGGTCGCATGGATACCTATCCCGTCTTTCGACGAGATACTCGAAGCGAGCAAGGATGTATTGCAACGGATGAAAGAGAATGGTGATTAGAGGAATAGTATTAACCGAGCCTACTATGAAGGCTCATAATTAAAAAGATATGAATATGGCAACAAAATATAAAATCAAACAACATGTGTGGTGTACGAACGAAAGGCATAAGTCGGAAGTCGGCGTTATCGCTGAAGTCGTGGAAGAAAAGTCTTTAGTTAAAACCAAAGATGGGGCACGTAAAGAAAACCTTTATTGTGTTATGCTCCATTATCCTAACGGGAAAATGTATTTCGAGGAATTTTTTGAATCAGAGTTAGAGTTAGTACAACATTAAGAATAACAGAATCATGAGTAAAAGTAATCATCAAATCGAGGAATAAGTAAACTATAATATGTCATGAAGTTAGGCAAGCAAACAATAGTATTCTTGGCCGTAAACAAGAATGGTGACGAGGTTATTCTTGATAACTTCCCAGTGCGGCAAGGAGAGGTATGGACGGACGAGAGATCGGCGCATGACGAGGAATATTTTTCCGTCGAGGATCACAACTCGGCGATCGTACTTCCAAAAGGCAGTATTTATAAATTAACAGGTAGATACTTAACGTGGGAAGACGCCCCAGTATCTCTTACATTGATAATGGCAAGACGATCACACCCTACCGGAAAGAAATACGAGGATGGGGACGATGTCATGGAGAACGATATCATACGTATCAATGGCATGGCCCATGATTTCAAGGTATATTATTCCAACGATCAGCAATGCTACATGTGCGAGGATCTATCTAATGGTCTTAAATATCAGTTGAACACGTTCAACTCTTTAGTAATACGGAAAGTCGACAATTAAAATAGCTATTTATGGGAATAAGCCAAATTGTCCGGGACGAGAGAGAATTGAAAAAGCTTCTTCGCTCGTCCACTGGGTTAAAAGTATTCGAAGCGATGTTGATCGGAAGTTATAACGGATTTATAAGCTTATCAGACGAGGCAATACTAGACAAAGCCCATATCACTTTTTATAGGGGAAGCTGGGATTGTATTAATGGAGGAATATACAAAATATGTATTTATACCCCTTCCATTGGGAACAGGGCAAATGTACCATACATCCAGTCTATCGTGCGTAAGATAACTAATGCCTTGGATATCCGCTTCGGAAAAGATAGATGGAATGAGTGCAACCAATCATTGCTTGAACGATGGAGACCGTTAAGCAGATTCTCGTTCTATTTGCAGTTGCCTAATTTCAGAGATATCATAACAGGCACATCAAGGCCACCTAAATGCAATAGGTTTTGATCAATATGTCAAAACCTATTACTTATATCATATAATTTTATCGCAAAAAATGGAACAGCAAGATATTTCATTATCCTACGGGATACACCGTTCTCCATCTATCGGAAACGAGGGGGAATTATCAGAATGTGTAAATTTGATACCCAAGAATGGTGAGTTGGTGAATATACAGCCTCCGAAAGAATTAGGCATAACCCTTCCGGAAGGATCGATACTTATGTACGTGCATCGGACAAAGGATTTCCTTCACTATATCTTTTTCCAGACGAATGTTTTACGTTATGCGGATACGGACGGAACGACCCATCTTATTGGAGCGAACCAATATGACAAAATTCCCAAAGCTATCACGTCCATAGGAAACACCTTGATTGTAATAAGCGAAGATCCTATAAGATATTTACTTTGGGATGGAGAGTTTTATAAGGAATTAGGAGATAAGCCCCCCTTCCCTATCCTGTCATTCGGATTGGTAGGATCATTGGATAAGACCGAACAATTGTCCGTATCCGTTGATCCGCCCTATGATGGAGCCTTTACGGAAGATCAACTATCAACTATCAGTAATTCCGTGATGGGATATGTCTCAAAATTTATCAGGGAGAGAAGTGTAGATCGAGGCATGTTTATATATCCGTTCTTTATTCGTTACGCTTATAGACTATATGACGGAACGTCTTACATGCAATCAGCCCCGATACTGATGATACCATCGTCCGGAGTAACTCCTCACGTTCCATTTACTATTGACGTGGACACAGAGGATTTTGACGCAAAGATCATTGTAAACTTCATTATATCCTCAGTGGTATGCTCCATTAATTACAAAGTCAGCGGAATGGGGAATCAAAGGGAATGGTGGAAGGACATAGTTAAAAGCCTTGATATATTCATAACGCCGCCAATATACACCTTTGATTATTATGGGGAGATTAATGGGGCACAAAAAATATCAGACGATAACGGTTTCGGGGTGTACTCTATTGGTGGAGGATATTACAACAGGCATACATTCGAGGGAGCCTTGTCCATAGCCCTGCCGGGATCAGGTTATACCGATCAACTCGTCTTACCCGGAAAGGCCATGGATAATAAGGTGCCGGATAATTCATTGTTTTACAAAGTAGCAAGCATAGCGTATGAGGACTTGTGCGGTTATAACGGGGGTGAAAGACGCTCTCTCACTTTAGAGGATAATGTGCTGGAATCGTTGCAAAATCGAGAGCAACTTGTTGACGCGGACGGGTACCAGAATTTAGATTGGCTAATACCTGATTATTCCTATACTTATAACCAGCGGTTAAATATAGCTAATATAAAAAGGATACTATTTGACGGTTATCCTCCGGAGTCCATGGTAACGTACAACGACGGTAGCAGCACGTTGAGCATAAAGGTTTTCATAAGAGAAGGAGAAAAGGATATCGTCGTTCAAACATCCTCCTCATATAACCTTGGTATCAATTTGCATTACCTATATTACCCCAACGCTAACGCATACAAGATGGTGATAACACGAAACTCGGACGGATACCAAGCGATCGTTACCCTCTCTCCGCATAACACGCTGAACGGGGCTTACTATTTCGACTCATACGCCCCGATCATATTTAAACCGGGCAGCGATAGCACACCAATATCAACGGACAAGTCGGTCAATATGCCAAACAAGATATATACGTCCGAGGTCAATAACCCGTTTTATTTCCCGTTGGCGGGAATAAACACGGTGGGAACCGGTGAGATCGTAGGTATCCGATCCACCACGAAAGCGCTGTCCCAAGGGCAATTCGGGCAGTTTCCCTTATACGCTTTCTCTTCCGATGGGATATGGGCCTTGCAATTATCGGACGCGGGATTGTATTCCTCCATCCAACCTATAAGCAGGGATGTTTGCAATAATCCGGATAGTATCACGCAACTGGATTCCTCGATAGTATTCAGTACCGAGCGTGGCCTTAAATTATTGCAAGGCTCCGATATCAGCCTTTTATCGTCATCGTTGGAAGGAGTAAATATTGATGAGACATTCTTTAATGTCAACCCGGATTTTAGCGATCTTTTCATCCCGGACACGGAAACTTTCGTAGAGACATTGCGAGCTTGTAAGATTGCCTATGATTATACGAATTCCCTATTGCATATTTATCCCAAAGGGACTAGAAAGCATTATGTATATTCTTTGGACACCGGGGAATTCTCCACTTTCGTAGGGGAAGAGGTCAAGGCCATGGCGCAAGATTATCCAAGCTCGGTAGTGCAAATAGGTAACGTTTTGTACTCACTGGAAAAATATATCTCTGAAGATACCAGAAAAGGCATAGCGATCACACGTGCCTTGACGTTAGGAGATCCTTTCTCTTTAAAGGTACTAGTCGATCTTAGGACGTTGGGTTTACGAAAGGATGAGTCCTCAAAAATCAAGATAGCGGTATTCGTAAGCGCGGATAGGAAAAATTGGTCTCGGCTTAAATCTCTTAGGCAAAGGGCTTTTAAATACTATCGGCTCGTTTATTTCTCAAACCTATATGATTTAGATACATTATCAGGAACCAGAGTAAGATTCGAGACTAGAAGGGATTGGAGGATGCGTTAAAGTACCCCTCGGCCTAGCCGGGGGTATATGTCATTTTTTTTGCTTGTAACTGGCCGCTACCTTCAACAACTCAATAGCGGAATTAGTGTTTTTAGCGTCCTCGAACTTTATAGAGGATACCTTTGGTACCACGAACTCACTAGCTTTTAAATAAACAGCGCATTTATCCTTATCCTTTAGCTTGAGGAAAGCTTTCTTGAACTCTTCCTGATTGTCGATTACGAAATCACGGAAAAAATTCTTTATCTCCGTGTTCTTATTCCGGGTTCCCTTCTCCCTTCCTCCCATCTTCATGTGACCATTCTCAAAACCTTTTCCCATGATTTATAATCTGAAATAAACATCCTTAACCTGTGTCTCCCTTGCCTCGTTTATGATATTTCTTCGATCCTCCTCCTTTTGAGAGGCGTACATCTGTACCCTAGATGGATCTACCATCCTATACCAAAAAGATAATACGCTATCAACCACGAAACGGTGGATATAAACGGCCAATCTCCTCGGATCTCCACGCCATCCTCTTTCCATCACCAAGTTTATGATCCATTCCCTATCATCCTTCACCTCGTCCGTTACGGCGCGGCTCTGAACCCAAGGTGAAAACGCCCGTAAATGGCCGGTAGCCTCCGACAACGCATCATTCACTTGACGAAACATCCAATCCGCCGTTTCCTCTGAGGTCTCCAGCCCAGCTCTTTCCTTTCCGGGAAGGCCCGATACATCCCCAACCTTCCATGTCTCGAAATCCACGTCATACTCAATCTCGCACCTCAATAGCGTTATCGTTAACTCAAATCCACGCATATCGACACGTGGCTGTATGATTTTCCTGTCTCTCATATTTCTCCTGTTTCTATAATGACATCATCAACAATGACATCATCGATATCCTTAAACGGCTTCCTCTTGCACTTTCGAGGAGCTTTCCTTGAATAGGCGGTTTCCTCTATCATGGACGCTATACCCTTTAACTCCTCCTCTAGCTTTCCGGCTAGTTCCTCAAAGTAAATCAGGCACCAATTCCAAAGGACGAACCACACCACGTATTTATGGATCAAGGTCGCCAATGACTCACTATCATATCCTCCACGACGATCCTTCATGCGCAACACCCAATTCACGGCATCGGTATCCAATGAGTCATCCGAATCGCCGGGCATATCCTCCAAGATACCGGACAAGGAAACCTTTAAGGTCGCCACCGCCTCCTCTATCTTGCGTCTTATAAAAGTATCATCGGCCTCGTTATCATCGGACTGCGAGGAGAATCTTTTACCGGGATCCTCCTTTCTCATATCTCCCAGCCTCCACGTCCACTGGTCTATGTCATGCTTTAAATATGTCCAACCTAGATTTATGTCCATATCATGCTTTTTTTAATAGCGGGGGATTCTTCCTGTATATGTTCTTCACGCACATGACGGACATATCCTCCCACAAAGATTTATAAACCCCTATCCTATCAGGCTTCCGATCAGAAAGCCAACTCATCATGGAATAACCAACCAGAGCGTCCAACAGGTTCTCGTCCAGTTTCCTGTTGACGTTCCAACGTGTATCCTCCGTCCTGACCTCCCATACGAACCCTTCTTCCGAGTAAGCGGAAGAGGTTATGATTTTGGACATGCCTTCCTCCAACGACCTTGCCGCTTGTTCCAGATATGTCCTTATAAGAGGCCTGTCCTGTTCCGTTATCTTTATCTTTAGATATAGGCTTTCCCCGCTATCCCCGACGAGATCACGTCCCTCGAAGCTGGATAGCATCTCGCATTTATTTATCGCCTTTATATATTCAAACTCATATGTCATTTGTGATCCTTTTCTGGCAAAAATAGGGCTTTAGGTATGATTATTTTGTTATTTTGGTTATTCTGACAAAACCAAGTGCTTTTATTCGATTTATTTGCGATTAAAAAGATCAATCATGAAACGACTTATTCCTAAATCACGGTTTTCCCGACGCCCCACGACGGTTGATAGCGTCAAGCACCGCGTCAAGATATCAGGCACGGACAAGACCAACATACCTTTACTGTCTAGGTGCCAAAACGCTTGGGAAAACCTTAGCGATTTCAGGGCCACCCGTCTTCGTAATTTCCGTTACGTGTTCGGTGACCAATGGGGTGATATCGTGTTGGACAAGGACGGGAAAAGAACGAAGGAACGCGATAGGATAGCGAGGCGTACGGGAGGGGTCGCTTTGCAGAACAATCATCTTTTCAAGATCGTAAATACATTGGCGGGGTTATACGCAAAGACCGCTACCCTTCCCGTATGTTTCGCCCGGCAGAAAGACGCGGATACCAAGTCACAGATGATGACGGACGCTTTACAGACCAACTGGGAAAATAACCTTATGAAAGATGTCCTCACCTCCGAAATGATAGAGTTTATTTGCGGTGGATGCGCCGTGGTAACGGAAGAATGGTCTAGCCATGACGATATAGAGGACAGCTACACCTACGTGGTCAACCCTTCCTATTTCTTCTATGAGTCGAAAGCCAATGATCCAAGGCACTGGGATGATTCCTTGATCGGGGAGATCCGTGACTATACATTAGGCGAGCTAGCCTCGGTATTAGCGGAGTCCGAGTATGATTACAGGCAATTAGAGGAGATTTACTCACCTTGGCTCAATCGTATGGAAAATCTGGGAACCCAGCAGACCGATCGTTTCATGGACGAGTCTTTCGACACGCCTCCCGCCGCCGACCTGTGCCGGACCTACCATGTTTGGACATTGGAGAACAAGCCTAGATACCGTTGCGTGGATATCATGGACACCGATGATCCTATATACAGGATAGAGCTTAGCGATCTTCCTGTTATCAAGAGAGAGAATGAGGATCGTATGCGTATGGGAATGTCACAGGGATTACCTCCGGAAGAGATCCCATTGATAGAATACACCTATATAATAGATCAATATTGGCATTTCCAAATGCTATCACCGGACGGACGTGTACTTACCGAGTATGACACGCCTTATGAATATAAGTCTCACCCCTATATTTACAAGCTACACTATTTGGTGAATGGACGGACAGTTCCTTTTATTTCCGTTATCATAGATCAGCAACGATACATCAACCGGCTGATCATGCTTAACGACTTGGCTATCCAATCAGCGGTAAAGGGAGTAAAGATGATCCCTAAAGACTCCGTTCCGGACGGGATGTCCAATCGTGAGTTCGCCGAGCAATTCGTTGAGATCGGATCATTTATTTTTTACGAGCCGTCCAAGAGCGGGAACAAACCGGAAGTCATAACATCGAACTCTACCAATATCGGTACCACGGAGCTATTGCAATTACAATTGAGTTTCATAAACGATATAACGTCCGTGTCGGAAGCCTTGCAAGGGAAAACCCCGTCGGGATCAACAGCGGCAAGCAGATATGCCATGGAAACACAGAACTCCACTACATCTATCGCTACGTTACTAACCAAGTTCTCCACGTTCGAGGCCGAGATCGCTCGTAAAAAGATGAAAACGATCCATCAATATTATCAATCCCCAAGGAACATATCGATGGAGAGATCAGCGGGTTATGCCACTTATAATGAGTATGACCCGAAGACAGTCCAAGATATAGATTTCAAGGTCAACATCAAGGAATCCGCTGAATCTCCGGTAGCGAGAATGATGTTAAACGACTTGGTAAAGGAATTATGGATGGCCGGAGCCATTTCCGCGGAGCAAATGTTATCACTATCATATTACCCCGGATCAGACCAGATACTTCAGTCCATTCAATCCAACAAACAAGCGGTTGAGCAAGGTGGAAATATCCAAGGTATCCCATCGGATCAAATGAACGCGATCAACGGACAGGTTGATCAAGACACGCTCAATAAGGCACGACAAGCCCTGATGTCAGCATAGAGGATAAAGTATAATGTCACTTTCTTTTCCCTTCTATGCTCATCAAGTACCTGATCCTAGCCTTAATCTCATGAAAGTTTATAGGCTCGAAATCCAAGGAATCCGTGAGGAGGTCTATCTCCCGTCTTACGGATTCCTTTTTCTTTTTATCTTCTTTTTTCTTTCCCATAACTCATCGTTTATATCGTTCCTGTGACGATGGCAATCGCAGATGAACATCCTTATCTCATCGGACATCAAGGCTCCTATATCGCCAGCCAAGTAAGCGATAGGCTCCCCTCCGATCTCCAGATCCAAGGCCAAGGACATATGATCCGTCAAGTGCCGGCACTCGTGGAACAGCGAATTGGAGAATTCCCCGTAAGACGAGGTCCGGCCTATCACCATGACGGATTCCCTTCGCCGGTAGTTGGAATAAGTAAGTCCCACGTCCAGCTTGCAGGATCCTACGTTGCCATAAGCCTCCCGTATCTTGCTTTCCGGGCAACCGACCCTCCTCAATAGGGCTATGATATCGGATGTCCTCGAGCAGGTGACGTTATACAGCACGTGGATCACCCAATCGTATCTCTTGATATGGTAATCCCGTCGTATCATCTCCTTACCGTCTTGAACTCCCGCTCTATCCTCCTCCTTTGTTGCCGGGTGAGATTGGTAGCCTTGAGATTGCCAACCACCTCGGATACCTTGTCAAAATCCTTCTCCGGCATACTCGCCAGCACGTCCTTGGGGGACTCTCCCTTCAAGATCCTCAGTATGTAGCCCCAGCCTCCCATCACATCATCTCCTCCCAGATTATAGGCGTGCCAGACCCTATGCAATCAGCGTAATACCTTGTGAACACCATGCCATCATAGCCATCTGGATCATCTATCACGGCCTTGATATACCTAGCTAGCCCTTGCTCATTCAATGGCAATCTCGATTGAAAATCGAACAGGCACATATTAGCGACATAGACATAGTCATATCCTTCTGACTTACTTAACTTAACGCCATATTGCTTCAGTATCTTATCCACGTCCTCCTTGGTATAACTCCTAGTCTCTTTTTTATCTCCGGAATCGTCTACCGTCCACATCCGGGAAACGGCGAAATCGCACATGGCCTTGGAGAAATGCCAGCCATACGCCTTTAAATATTCTCTCATTCCCGTAGGGAACTTATCGTATGCGTCCAATCTCATGATCTGCTGATTTAAGAGAGGGACTTTCGCCCCTCCCATGATTATTATTACCTACGTCCACGTCCGGATCCTCTTACTCCCCGGCGATTGCCATAGCCTCCCCCGGATGATCCACGACCGCCGCCACGGTTGCCGTAGCCGCCACGCTCCCACATCTCACGGAACTCGTCGTCGTCCTCGAACTCATCGTCTTCGTCTTCCTCCATGCGGTTGCCATAGCCTTCCATGGCCTTCCGCTTTCCTTCCTTACAGCCAAGCTTATAGGCCTCCTTAGCCAGTTCCAACATATCCTCGTCTTCCATGGCGTCGAATTCCTCGATCAGCTCCTTCAGTTTTCTGCTATATGTTCCCATATCACTCTGTTTTTTTATTATTGTTATTATTACCGTTCACGGAACCGACAAGTTGCTCCATCATGGCAACCAACCTTGCGTTAGCCTCCTTCAGATCGGACATCTCGTTTCTCATGTTAGCGATCTCACTCTCCCTCTCCTTCTCCCGGGCAAAGTCAGGGTTCAGTATTACCAGCATCTTCTCGCACCCCTCAATCACGGATTTATGGTAATCGATGCTGTCAAGTACCTGTCGGCTTTGCTGCATCATGGCGTTGATCTCCGTATTCAGGGCACCTAGATCGCATGACACAACCAGTTTCTCCCCGTTTGTAGTGGGGTAATCCGTAATGGTGACGTCGGACAAGACGTTGGAGAAGCTGACGTTGTCCTCACCTACCTTGGCCTTTATGTCCACCACGATTTTAGCTTGCGGACCATACATATTGAAATTTGGATTCTCCGGTCTCGGAGGGGACACGCTGACTATGCTTCCAACCTCACAAAACGGCGTATTCCCCTTATGAAGGATATATAAAGGATTCCCTTGTCTCTGATTCTTGAACATATTTCTTGGTTTTTATGAGAGCCGGATCGCTCCGGTCTCTCGTTGATACTCTATCACACCACTCCCGTCATTATCTGGAGCGTATTATTGCCCGACTCATAGTAACACAAGTAGATTCCGGTGCCGGTTATATCGGATGCCGTGACATCTGCGCCGTTAATGGTCGTTAGCGCCTGCGTGGAGCCGTTCGTGTCAAACACTACCGGCAATGTCCCGGTAGTACCAGCCGGGATAGGCTGGGCCAGACGAAACAAGATCAACCCGCTAAACGGGGCTGACAGGAACGGGTGATTGCGGAAGGAGAAACGAACGTTGGTCGTCCCGACCGTAACGCCCGTGCTCTCCAAACGTGGGATACCGTTCTTGTTCGCCATTATGAAAGGACTAATGAATGCCATAACTCTTTATTTTTAGGTTATTAACTCATTATCCCCATCCGTTGCCGAAGTTTCCCCAGTTACCGAGACCTAGGCCTAATCCGTACTGGGCGGCCACGCAAGTGGGTATGCCTACCACGGGGGAGTAAGGAACCTTTGCCACCTCCGGCTGGTTACACTCGATCTTGGCCAATCTTGAGCTCAAATCACCCAAGGCGTTACCTAGAGGGGCGGTCTGCGCCTGTAGAGTAGCGGCGAAATAGGCGTTCTGGTTGCTTTGGGAGATCTGTCCTTTCAAGGCTAGGTTCTCCGCCGTCAAGCGATCCATCTTGTCTTGTTGATACAAGCTCTTGAAATCACGAACCTCGTTGATGATATCACGGGTGTTCTGCAGACCTGAGTCACGGAGAGTCAACGTGTTGTTGTTCATCGTATTCACCAGCGTGTTTGTCTGGTTGCAGCTAGCCAATTGGTTCTCGTAGCCCATCTTAGTGATGTTGTTGTTAACCGTGCAGCAGCACTCGGCGATCTGGCTCAATAATTGATTGTTACCACTTTGGACGGCGTTAATGATTTGTTGGGAACTCATGCCTACTTGGTTACCCACGCTCTGGATCTGTCCTTGGATCTGGCAGATAGCGTTTTGTAATTGTTGGGTTGAGCAATTCAAGGAAGATGACAATTGGCTGATAGCCGTTCCGTTTCCTTGGATAGCGTTCATCAACAATTCACGACCAGCGTCATTGTTCAATTGAGCCGGTAATCCGTTAGCCCCGTTGTTGCCGAAGCCGTTGCCACCCCAGCCTCCCCATACGAAGAACAGGAGGATGATCCAGATCCACCAGCAACCACCACCGCCCCAAGCGTCTTGATTGCCCTTATTGTTCATCAAAGCCGCTACCAAATTGGGGTCCAATGATTTTCCACCACCGCCCATCAAGCTCGGGAGAAAGGCCATGATATCAAACTTACTTCCACCGGAATTGCCTCCTTCGGGAGTACCGATAAAATAATTTCTATCCATTATCTTTAATTTTTGTCGTTAATCCGGCACCATTACCGGACACGACAAAAATCATGAGAAGGGCTTTGCTAAATAAATATCTCCTTGCTAGCTTGTTGCGAGGTTGTTGCTAGTTCTTTGCGGAAGGGGATGAGACAAAAAAAGCGCCGCCAATTTGTGTTGACGACGCTTTTTTGTTATAAAGAAATATAGAATACTATTCCCTTGTTAATTGTTTTTTTATAAGATCAACTAACCTATTGGAAACGACCTCCGATATTTCATCAAGGCTCATACCATCCTCTAATGAATCTTTACATTCTTGGATCCTTTTTGATTTTATATAGGCATCCAATTCATTAGGTTCATTCATGATAACATCATTATCAAGAGCGAACAAATAACCTGCATCAGACTGTAATAACGTTCCCATATGTATTATCTATAATAGTTTTTAAAAAAATGATCATTTAAATTCGGGTCAAAATAATGTTTTCTTTTTATCCAAATAAATCCGTCCCCCTTAGAAATAACAGCCACATCTACCGGACCGCCCACACTCTCTTCCTCAAAGGTCATCCTTCTTTTTAAGGAAGTCAATGATATCAAACTTTCTGCCACATCTATTAAATCTTCTTTCTCTAAAGAAGAGATAGCCCTTACTAGAGGTATAATATATTGCTTTCTTTTCAATTCCCTATTCAATATTCTAAATTCATTGACAACTCCGCTTATATCCAAGTCCCGTATCTTGGCGGCCATTTGAGGATCAATTCTATCTACACCTTCTGCGATCATGTTTCCATATTTAGTTATCGTCTTTTTAAAATTTTCAATAAACAACTTTTCTAATTTGGGATCGATACCTAGTAAAACTGTATCCATAACATCAGTTTGAGCGAAAGGCTGAATCGCAGATGAATTTTTATCCGATATCTCAACAGAATTATTTATATCATCATAATATCGAAGCTTGTTGTCTATGACCAATGAAATATTAACAGGATCCAATTTAGGATATATATCATCTTCACCATAACCAACAAAAACTATACCTGTAAAAGGGAGATTATCATGCTCTGATTTTATCATATTGAAAATAAGAGTCTCCGCATATTCCCTAAATTCCTTATCTGGAGATATCTGATTTAGAGAATTGATTAGGTCATCAAAAACTTTTGATGAATACTTAACGAAATCATCAATCTTATAACCACTTAGAGACTCACATTGTTTTGTGGAAGAATATAAATCAGAATACTGTCTCATTAATCTTTTCATCTGTGACAAAAAATCATCATGATTGTCATCCCTTATACCTCCACACAATCGACCAGCCTCATTCCCGATAAGATTAGTAATGATAAACTGAACAGACGCACTTAAATAGCTTAACTGAATTGATTTATCTATAAAAAAATTCTTTTTATAGATAAATCTTATGAAATCTTTTTTATAATCCTCCAATTTTGGAAAAGATTTATCTCCCAAAGACCTTCTATAAAGTTTAATTATAACATCCCAAGGCACTCCCTCTAATGCAGCGTTATTATAAATCATAACGCCTACTGGATGAAATTTAGACAACGTGAATATTTTATTCCCCCGATTAAAGACCTTTCGTCTAGATAGACCCGTTGTAGTAATTGCGCTATCCGCCGCAATAGCTACAGCATGTTTATTTAAAACTCCTACGATCGCTGTCATATTTTTTCATGATCTATTTAGAATATACATTTTTTAAGATATAAGGTGTTAAAAGTAAAGCCTCAGCCAAGGCTGGTTACTTGACGAGGCTATAAAAATCACCTTTTATTCCGCAAATGTCGCACAAAATTTTGTTATATGAAAATTTTTTCATAGACAAATCACATGCCTTACAACATAACGCACCCTCAGACCGTACCGGATAGCTCCTCTTTGACGCTCTCCACCGTCCTCCTCAGGTAGTAACTCCTCCTTATCCTGTCCGGGTACAAGTTACGCATCCGGTTCACGGCTTGCCTCGTCATTCCAGTCAGATCGGATATGATATTGTCGCTCAACTTGCGATCGGCCAGTATGGTTATAGCCACTCCCCTAGCGTCAACGTTCCTCTCCTTGTTGTTGCTAAACATCATTACCGGATCGGTCCCGCACTCCTTGCAGACTGCCTCTATCACTTTTTTGTAAAAAATTTCCACCTTATTCATAAACTTTTTATTTCGTGGTTTGTTTTACTATCAAAGCCGGGCACAAAAAATGCACGGCAGAAAGACATATAAGAATCTTCCCGTCGTGCGTGGCATGAAAAAATAATCAAACTTCCGATCCGATTATTTAGGGAAGATTCTTTTTCTTTATCCTCCCTTTCCGGCTCGTTCTCACGAAGTCACCATCAAACTAATATAAATTATCATGAACAAAAAAACGTCAGCCCTTGTTATTCATATAACGCATTCATTCTATTATCAGAGGTTTCCCGGGTGTGAGCCACGGAAGCCTCACCAAATCCTATAGAACCCGCCTATCCCGACATAGGGAGACAACCCGTGTTTACCGATCCCATAACCGGCTATCGCGCCGATTCCCCATCTACGGGGGGTGATCGTCTTGGTTATATACTCAGTCTTGCGATAGACCTCGATGTAATCGAGATTTGGCTTGTAACCCGAAATCGAGAGTTTATAATCATCCGTCTTGTACTCCTTGCTAGTTATGGGTACCGGAACATATACAGGTTCCTTTACCGTGTCACCGTCTAATGTAATGTAGACAGGAAAAGGCTCCGGTATCGTCCGCACCAATGTCTCGTAAACAGGATACGGGATACTGTCATGGATCGTGTCGGTTATTAATACGGTATCGGATTTAGACACGACTTTATCAGTCACATCCCCCCGGATATGGTAGCCAGCCGTGAAACTGGCTACCAAGCACACTAGTATTAATATTACTTGCCAAGGTTTCATATATTGCGATACTCCTCCTCGGCATTAAAACACGGACACATCTTCATCCACTCGTCCGGTTCAATCTTACCGTTACCGTTAAGATCCGGGGATAGGTCACGATGACCGCAGATCCTACTATCCGGGAACTGTACGACCAAATCCAACAACAGCCTTATAATCGACTGTCTCTGTGCCTCCGTACGTGTATCATCCGGATTCCCGTCCGGATCAAGACCACCCTCATAGCATATTCCTATACTGTTCTTGTTATATCCGGTCACATGAGCCGGAATCAATTCCAATGGACGCATAGATACTATCTCCCCGCTCTTCCGGATATAATAGTTATAACCCGCGGAGTTGAATCCTCTCGCCTTGTGGTCTCTCTCTAATTGCTCAGGGGTATAATCCTTATCTACCCTAGTGGCCGAACAATGGATCACGATCAAGTTGATTTTCCTGTTAATCGTTCTCATATCAATTATTTTTTATACTTTTATGCGCTTTGTTAACATTGCTATCCTCCCTTGCGAAAGACAGGAAGCTAAAATTTATCCGGCTCCCCTATCCTTTTGGATCTGGGGAGCCTTTTTTATTCTTTGTCTTGTTATACTCATCCAAGAAATTGACCTTGCTGATAAATTTCACGGCGGCAACCCAATACAAGAAGGCTATCACCTTGTTATCCGGGAATACCTTGCCTATGTTCTTTAAGACATTGGTCCCGTAAAACCATATCATCGCCCACGTTATCCAAGACACGAAAGCCTTGGCGTTATCCTCAGAGCTATCCATCATCATGCCTATCCAGAACGACACGATAATGATTAATAGATATATCAGCATATACACCCAGCTACGGATGAACTTGCTCTTCCGGAAATCCCCGTGATCCGCAGCCAGCCCCCAGAACGTATCGATGAAGGCCAGCGACAGGATCACCACCAAGAAATTCTCGATCGGCGAAACGAAGTCCATCGCCGTGACAACGGCGGCTATGGCGATGGACTTGGCCCAATTTGCGAGGTCTGATATGTAGGAGAAGTAGCGGTACATGATAATACTATAAATCACAGAGTTTTAATCCAACTTTCAATCATTGGGGCAGTATAATTATAACCTACAGTAGTAGGGTGTTGACTATCTGCATAATAATAACCTTGAGCTATATTTTCTTCTGGAGTTAAATCAGGATTCCAATATACACTCATATTTGGGTTCATTGGGCTTGTTTTCCATAAGTCTATATAAGGAATACCCCACTTTTCACAAACAAGTTTTATCTTATCAAAGAAATCCCTCCTATTTGAAACACTTGAATATTTACCTTTACCCATTTTAACAGCTATAATAAATCCTATCTTAGTGCCCGGGTAGTATGTAATAGCTTTAGAGAATAAGTAATCTAAAGCGCCATGGAATGTGGTATTATCAAATGGCCCATCAAAATCGAGTGGGTCAAATATACCAATTTGGATTTGAGATTCTAAGTCTGCATCATTGGAACCTCCTTCAAGAATTAAATAATCTAAAGCTGGATATTGTTGATGTATAGTATCTATATTATAACTAACCCAGTGTCTATTAATACCGCTACTTGTTGTTGTACCCGAAGTTATGGTAGCTCCACCAACTGAAAAATTCTTTCCTATCATTTTATTTTTTGACATAATAATGCTTGCCCAAGGTGTACCTTTGTCGCCAGCAGCAATACTATCTCCGTCCCATGCTATAATTTTATTAGCTAAATTATTTATTGCATTTTCCGATATATTTTCAACCTGTTTTTTTTGACTTTCATTAAGAATGAAACTTTCATTTAATATATTACCTCCTTGAGAGTAGGAAAAAGGATCAGGGAATATAGACTCCTCCGTAAGAATAATAGAATCTAAGTTTCTACCACAGTTAATCCTAACATAGGTATCCTCTGTAAATGAAAATGTAGCTGTACTATCATCTGGGGATAAATTAACAGTAAATGCAACAGGATTTAAACCATATTTATCAACTTTACAGCAGTTAATATTATTACCCATTCCTGCTTTATCAAAATTGTATTTATAAGTTATACCAGCTTTACATAATATAGGTTGCGATACAGAATAACCTTTACTTTCAATATAAGAAGAACCATTAAAAAACTGATCCTTTAATATCATATCACTTGTCTTAAAAATCAAATTATCAGTAACATCAAAATAATCATTTATTTTTTCTATTGTAAACTTGTTTAGGTAATTTTTTATAGTAGGAGCAAAATCTATAGTAAGATCATGGTTCCATAAAGGAGACCTAGTCAAAGTAAAATTTTTTATACCTGAGTATTCTATTAAAGCACCTGCTTTATTTTTTTCATTATAAATAACACCATTACAATTATTGGCACATTCATCGAACGTATCATATGCATTCTCAAAAACAGTATAAACACCTGTTGGATTAAGATCAATATAGCAAGCATTATAATATTTACTACCAACAAATATACATAAATTCAATCTAATATTTTTAATATCACCAATATTTATATCTGGAACTACTAATTCTTTAATATACAAATTAGTTATACTATCATCAGTAAGTTTCAAACTACTCTCAATATAGTTTTTTATATTAGGGCAAGCATCAAGACTATAATAACTTGTAAAAATATTATCTTCAATTCTTTCATTAGTCCTTCTATAATTATTATTAATAGCTACAGCTGATCTTATAGGATTAGATCCATTTAAATATATATCATCAGTTAATCCAACTTTACATTCATCAAAAGTATCGTAAGAAAAATCAAATATTGAATCTACTACTTTATCAGTATATTTATTGATTACATATAATCTATTGTGATATTTATTATCAGTCGCAAGGTAGTTTAATGCTAATGAGAAATATACAGGAAAATCTTTTTTAGCATAAAATATCTCCTTTATTATTTCATTAGTAATTGGATTACTACAAGTAAATCCTTGAGATTTAATGGTCAACTCTTTTGTCACCTCCTCCTTCAAACTCGTCTCCCTTGCGTCCGTGCCAATCCACGCCCCCGCCTCATGATCAGCCGTGAACTCGTACAAGAGACCGCCGTAATTAACGATCTCGCCTTTTACGTAGGGCTTGGTATCGGAGAATACAGGGTACGTGTCTAGGCCGACCAAAGAGGATACGCCTTTCTGGTTAATCACGGCAACCTCGCTATCTCCGATCGTGCCCACAACACTGGTTGGATTAGAGGGGTATTCCAGATCATTCCAATGTGTGACACCGTCACCTATCTTATAACCTTTACCTCCGTCGATGACGATTCCTATCTCCCCTTCCGAAAGAACAGGGTTAAACTTAGCCCAGTTCGATGCCGTATCTCTTCTTTGTAATACTCTGTCCATATCTATAAATTATTTTATCATAATGATATTACTATCCTTATAAGCTAATCCAAATCTTGTTTCATAATAACATCTGACGTAATATCCAGAGGCATAATCCTTCACATCCCTCATGATTACGTTAAAAGTATTGTCTTTTATGAAATCCTTGCACATCACGGCATTATGCCCCATGTATCCTTCTGGGGCCGGAAAATAAGGATACTCTCCTTCCTCCGCTTCTATTAGGTATATTACGTTATACCAGCTAGGTTTTACATTGTCGCTGTATCCTGTCAACCTCACGGTAATATCATCCAAGATAACATCACCCATGTCTATCACAGATAGTTTAGCGTGAAGATCATCATTATCGGTATACAAATCATACTCTGCCGTCCCTGATAGATATGGTCGCACATTATATAGCTCGATCCCGTTCACGATTTTAGAGGACATTCCCGATAAAAGGTATCTATTCGTATTGCTTCCATCAGAAATATTAATATGATCCCCGTCTTTGACCGCTATAAAGACATCTTGCCCTTGCTCAAAATAGGTCCTATCCCCATATTCAGAAATGACATTCTCGCTATATTCTATTTTAGGCAAAACCGGTATCCTTTGATTTTGGAAGCGGTATAATTTAAAGACCCTCTTATCATGAGGATCTATCCCTTTAAGGATTTTCTCAAACCCATCTTTATCGTAAACCGTTTCCATCATATTATATCCTCCTTGCTCCGTAACGACGATATTATAGATGCCATCCTCATCCACATTGACAGAGGAAACAACCTTACAATGCCCGGAAGTCCACAAAATATCACCTATGTTTATTTGCTCGATATCAACATAGGTGATCTCCTCGGCAACCTCCGGAATCTCCGTCGTGGTATAATATATCTTTTGACCAGATATATAAGATCCAAAAGTAGAGCAAACGGTACCATAATAAGAGCCTCTTCTAGTGTCCTGTCCGTAACCTTTACTATATAAAACACTTCCCTTATTCTTTACCGCCGAAAAAAAGGAGGAGAGACCACGGTTATAGTAAATGTCGTTACCAAAATTAAACACGGAGCTATAAGGAAGCCCACTTATAGCCCCACTGTAATATGACAAATCTTGTGAATTACGAGGTATATTACCTTCGGGTTGCCACGTCGTGAAAGTTTTATCTAAAAACGCCCTCATCAATCGATCCTCATAAGTCTCTCCCGATCCTCCAGATCCTCCAGAGACCCAAGAACCCCAACCCGATGTGGTACGATATCGGGAGAACATCTTCCCGCTTGAGGCTATGACTATTTGCACGGTACGGCTTAACTCGGTATACTCCGTCCGGAAATAAGGGAATAATAGAAGTACGCCTCCGTAACTAACTGGTGCGTTTTGAGGAACCGAGCTCGATATCCACGAGTATATTCCGATATGAGAGATCTCATCTAAATTGTTATCAGAATTTAAACTTCTTCTGTAAGTGAAAGTATTGTCTACGGTGTTATCCAATATGGATTTTTCAGCAGGCCTGTTCCAATCACCCCATTCTCCACTACCTTTATACCTGACATACATTCTCCCATAGTAATCGAAGACTTGCTGGACAATTCGATGTTTTAAGACATCTTTATCTAGGAGATAGGGAAATACGTTCATTAAACCTAAGCCTTGTACCGGGGAATTTATAGGAACCTCTTCATTTATCCATGTATAAATTCCAATTTGAGTACACAAGTCTAAATCATTTGAGCTTTTTAAGTTCACACGATTCAAAAATGTTTCATTAGAAAGCGTTTTCTGGCTAATGGATACATCTTCGCTATTCCCAATTTCTTGTACAATACCTTCTGCCTTCAAATATTCAAGGTCATTCCAACGGTTCACGCCATCACCGATCTTTCTCAATCTGGTATCCGTCTCAAATCCGACCTCACCTTCCATGAGAATAGGGTTCACCTCTCTCCATCTTGTCGACGTATCTCTTCTTAACTGAATTCTTTCCATAGGTAAATAATTTATGAGTTACACCAAATAAGCGTCAGCCCCACCGCAATCGATGGTTCTTGTCCCACCATAATTACTATCAGCCCTACCCCCGTCAAAGATAGAGGCCTTTATCTCGTTAAGTGAGCCTATATCAACGAACTTACTAACATTGTCCTTCCATACGTAAAGATGATATGGGGAGGAAGTTCCTACAGCGTAAGCGTCACCGATATTAGCGGTGGAAGGCAAAGCATCCGCCGTATCCCTGAATCCCAACAAATCATACCCATCCCCCTTCTCTCCCTTGGGGCCAGTATTTCCCATAGGGATTCCAAAGTCGAAAATGGCGTCCTTATCCCCGCTAACGTTCGTTACCGAAGCCTTGCTACCTGCGGGTAACGTCTTTACCTCCCCCACCTTTACGCTTGGGGTTATGTCAATGAGCGGGAAAAGATCATACCATACCTCTTCATCGTAGCTATATTTTACGTATCCCCCAGCCAAGCGAAGGTGTGGAACTTGTCCATTGTCCCCTTTAGGTCCCTGTGCCTTGAAGCCGGTATCAACGCCATCCTGAAACCAATTTCCGTTAGAGCCTATGGTTATGTTACCCCCGACCGGAAGGGCGTCCGTTATCCTAGTCCAAGAGGAGTCAAGACGGAAGAAATCATCGGCGATACAAAGATCATAGGTGAGCTTCTCGGTTATCGTCTCCTCGTCAAGGTTCTTGTAAGTGATTATGATACCCTTCCTTCTCATCCAGAAAGGCAATTGTATACGGGTATCCCCCGCCGATCCCATCCAAGGCAAATACACGTTGTTGCATTTCCACAATATGGAATCAAGCCTCTCTTTCGTCCTAGCGTCATATACGGCCTGAATGTATGTCAACGGATAGATAGGAAAACGCTCGTTCTTATCCTTGGCCAGCTTGTCTAGCTGCTGTACGCTATCCCTCTCGTAACCCTCGCAAATATCTTTTCGATCTTCCATAATGTATCGTGCTTTAGTTCGTTATACGTAAAATATGTTGTAGCCGACGTTAAGTCTCAAGATCAAATCAAGGTCGTTAGCCTTTGACCAATCCTCGCTTTCCTTCTTGTAAAGGGCCAACTTGAATACGCTCGTATTATCCAACTGATCTAATTTGTAGATGTTCCCGGCCAGATAGAAAGGCTTACCTACCCTTATGCGCTGATCGCCGTTCTCCGTAAGATCGATGTTCCTACGGCCTTTATACAATGTCCTTACCTTCGGCTTGTAAACAGAAAATACAAGCTTGAATATCTTTCTGATGATTTTGTATATGAATTGTCTCATGATTATAATGTTTTAATGGTTATACGGTAGCTCCGGTAGCGTCGACCCAGTTCGTACCGTTCCACCAGATTGGCTTTTTTAATGTTGTATCATACACGAAAGCTCCTTCAATAGCGTAAGGTCTATTATTCGACGGTAACAATAAACATGACGGTTTAATATATGTCAATAGTCTTGTTCCAATAGTTATTCTCTCAAAAAGCTCAAATAGAATATCCCCACCATCAGTAATGAAGCCATAATAATTATTACTTCCACTAAGATGATTGATAGATACGACACTTGATGAGCTAACATATACCGCACAACTAAAAGAATCGACAATCGCTTTGTAAATATAAGCTATACATCCGTTATAAAATTGAATACCTTTTGTACCATATGGAGCATCTTTGATAGGATCTTTAGAAGGACCTACCTTAACATTATTAAGGTAAGCATTCCCATGAGAAAAAATAATAGGATTGGAATCATCCGTAAATGTAAGATCATATAAAAGAATAGTAGTATTAGAGCAGTCAATAGATTTTATTCTAACTTCCCTGGAAGGATCATCGTTATATATAGCAAGTCTAGCATTACCTGTAATATACACAGCCTCATTATATATACCGGGTGATACTACCATATTTATAGGAGTGATCTTATTGATATGGTTCAATGCTTCGGTAATAGTTGGATAAGGATATTTTCTAGTACCGTCATAAAATCCATTATTATTACTATCAACATATACAACCCTATCTTTTTTAGAATGCATTTCGGTCAAACCAGAATTTATTATATCCGTTAAAGCGTGACTATGGGATTGAATATTCCTTTCATACTTATAAAAATGAATTTCACCAATAGAATATGTAGACAATAAAAAACTATTTTCACATGGAATATAAACGATCCCTTCACTTTCCTCATATTTATACAAGGATGGATAATTATAAGAATCTAATAATTTACCATCTACACTAAACACGACAATGAAATTATTTGTAATATCACTATTCAAGTCAAATCGATCAGTACACCATAATATCAAGTTACCATTATTAAATTCCATAGATTGAGATATATACATATCTGGTAATGATATATCATGAGAATACAACACATTAAAATCAGTATCCGTAACTATTACTTCTGTAACGGCCTTGATCGCATATATATTATTGACTTGATCGTATCCGATAGACTCTATAGGATCTAAAGATGTGCTATTTATTGTCACGGTTTTCTTTAGCGTGAAATCTTCATCCCAATTATAAATATTAATTGTTTTCCCTTTAATTGGTGAAACCAAAAGTTCATTTGTATTGGGATTATAGGCCATGTCATTAGCATGACCTCCATTTTCCAGTATTTTAAATCTTACAAAATTGAACTTTTCGTCAACTATGACAATTTTAGCTTTTCCATCTTCACTGCTATCTTCTGAAAAAGATAAGGCATATTGTCTAGTATTGGGATTATATGTCAACCCTTGATAAGATGTAGTAAATCCTAAATGTGAGAATTTAAAATTTCCACATGGGACAAGAATCGGTTTATCGTACTTAGCGAAATCCTGAACGTGGGAATATAAAGGAGTCTTTCCCGAATAAACCCCATCATCCTTACTGATTAATCCAGTCTTAAAAACGTGAATATTTTTTAAGGCATATGATTTATAAGGTATAACGATATTAAAAAACCCACAATATGATAATGAGGACATGTCACGGAAAATATCATCATCCGTCCCATTAAACATTATTGGAAGAATCGTACTCTTGCTATTAAAAGATCCTCTAAAGTTTATATCGCTAAAATTGCCATAAGACAAATTAAGCTCAGTATAATTTCCTGTTAAAACACCATTCCTCAAACTCCCCCCTTGGAACTCCAGCACGCAATTCTCCGGCACTTCGATCGTCTGCCCGGCTAGGCAGTAGTCATACTGTATGATATAAATGGTATTAGGCTTTCTCATCATGTGCTGCGTGAGCGTGTTCACGCCGTTCACGTAATGCTTCCGGAGATACACACGTCCCATGCCGGAGTAATCCTTCGGGGCGTATTCCTTATCTTTCAACTTCAAGGTCCGATTATCCGTCACGGTTATATCCTCCTCGTCCGGAAGGTTGGTTATGCTCTTGTTACCGATCAATTGCTTGGTAGCCTCGGAAAGATCGTCCGGATCGACGGAACCGGGCTTCAAGTCCGTTACCTGCTGGTTGGTGATGTCGATTATCTCGTTCCTCAATCCCCTCCGGGTGATATACGTATCACGGATAACGTTACCCTCATGGTCTCTCCAAGCACGGTCTACCGTGATCTCCGGGGTAAGGTCGATGTCCGGCTTGAAACCGGCGGGACGGGCTGATACCGGGGCGTGGCTCTTGATCTCATCAACGACATCCCCCATATTATTAACCTTGACCTCCGCTTTCTCCACACGATTATCAAGTTTTTCCGTATCTTCCCTAATATCCTCTATGGCATTGTCTTGTGCCTCCAGTTCATCAGTAATGGCCTTTTGGCTCATGGTATCAACCTCGCTATCACCACGGGAATCGAGCACGCTTACGTAACGCTCATGCTTCAGCCACTCTCCTTCCGTACCGTTCCAGTCCCCACGTAATACGGCCAGCTCATATGAGGACAAGCCATCATAGCCATAAGTGGCGGTAGAGGTCTTTACTTTCAGCACGACGACACCTTCTCCGATATTCGTAGCCTCGTCCTCAAATTCGGTAATAGAGAAAAGATCCTCTTTCTTGGAGCGGCATACGCTTCGTGTATCAAAGACATGATCCATATTCTTGACCCATATCGCCTCGATAGAGTAAGTTCCTTCTTCCAACCCTGAAGGAATGTCTACATAAAGCGTACCTTTGTCCGCTCTCGCTTGAAGTAGATATTTCTCCCGGTTGCCTAATAGAAAAACCTTTACATTAGATCGGGAGAAATCCTCTTTCACCGGGCTTATCCCCTTGTAAATAGTCCACTCTACCCGAATTAACCTGTCCTTGAATATGTATACCATGATTCTATAGTCTTGTTATTGATTGGAGTTGGCTCCGGATGGATTGACACCCATAAGAACCAACGCTTGATTAAACATACTGTCCGCATGCTGATCCCTGTAAGTAAGCAACGTGAGGCCGGATATATAATAGATCAGCGCCTTTTTCAGCTTGGGGCTTACCTCCAAGCTATCCGTTATATCCTCGTCCGTTATGATCCCGATCTCGAACGTGTCGGATTTATCCTTCGCCTTATATAGCTCCAATGTCTTACCCGGCCTCATGGTCAACGCCAGTTTAGGTCTTTCCCATGTCCCCGTTGCGTATGGATCCGACAGCGTGGCGTATTCCTTATCGTTCCAATAGATAGGATCTGAAATAAATAAAGGCCATGATGATAGCCTAGCGTAACAAATCCGAGAGTAGTTCTCCGGCAAACTTACATGAGCGACAAGATCGTCCTTTATGGTTCCGTCCGTTATTATCTTGTTCGGTTCCAGCAGGCCCCAGTCCGCGTTACCGTTCACGAAGCGCAACGCCTCCGATATCTTGGACTTGATAATCGTGTCCATTTCCTCGTTATCCTGCGTTCCTAGGAACTCAGCGTCATTAAGCCCGATCTCGTCTATGCAGATCTTGACCTCACTCACTATGTCGCTCACGCTAATATCCATATCATTTCATGTTCGGGAATGAGACACTTAATTTATCCTTTAACTCCTCGAGCATATCATCGTTCTCCACCTTATAGCCCATCTTGGCGAAATAGTCAATAGCATCATTCACGTTCTTTACGGTCTTGACCTCTTTCACTTGTTTTTCCCGGCCTCTCGAGTTCCTCATGACCGAGACACCAGACACATCATCGTCTTTTAACGTAGAGACGAGCCGGATAGACGTACCAAATCGGCAATCATTCTCGATAGCGTCTTGTACGAAAGGGTTGCTAGTCCGTAGTAAGGCGTTCTTGCCATTGATGAAATTACCGCCCTTGAACTCCATGCTGACCCTTGTGCCGCAGTATATAGTACGGAGCATGCAATTATCCTTGCCTACCAACTCATATGTTTTCGTGATCATTCGATTGATTTTATTAGACCCACCGTGCGTTTGCTCCGGTGGGTCTTGTTTGACAATATTACAGTTTACACGTTAATCTCTCCCTTGTATGGTTTCCATGCGGTACCGTCATATACATACAATCCGACGGCGTGCGTATCGTCCGCTACGGTCAAGTAAACCACATCGTCCTTTTTCGGTGTAGATACGGAACTCAGGGAAGCCACGCTGGAAACGACTGTGTCAAGCATAGACAGCTTATATCCGCTCACTGTCACGTCCGGACCGATCAGCATCGAGTTATAACCCGTAAGCATCAAGCAGTCATCCTGAATATAATATTGGGATTTGGCCTCCCGTACCTCACCGCCTTCTCCCTTGGAGTGATCCACGGTAAGAGTCTTTCCTTTTTGGTAGTAATAACGCTTGGCCTCGGACATCGGGAAAGCTACGGCGCATTCCTCATATCCAAGATCGTCAAGGGCATGCTCTACCTTGAAGTTCAACTTTCCGAAAGTGGTCTCAAAAGAGGAGATATCGATACCGATATTCTGTTTCTTGACGAATGAGATATCCTTATGTTTCGTGAAATCGATGTTCAACAACTTCTCGATGAACTTGGTACCGCAATACACGTCCATCTCGTTCGTGTTTGAGTATTTTCCGAAAAGCATACGGGTGATACCGATAAGATCGGCGAACTCCAATGTCGAACCGATCTGGTAACCCAGCCGTAATTGTCTCAACACGCCTTTCTGGGCATACACGTATTCGGTACCTGTTTTCTTGGAGCCATACTTCACGAACTTCGTACCTACGCCGATCAACATCGTGCGTGTACATTTCTTGCGGAAATTAGACAAAGTCCAATCCTTCAAGTCTTGCACGTTCCACTTAGCCTTCTTATTGATACGCTCGAAGAATTCCGTCCACGTAATCGGACATACCTTCTTCTGCAAGTAGGCGATCTCTTTCTTGGGATAAGCGGAATCCGGGGCGATCTCCACCTCACTCTCACTCATGGCCGGTGCCATGATGTGCAATCCGGTACCCGCTTTCAAATCCGGCACATACATGTTTTTTCCTTCATCCAACGGGCCATTAAGAGCGGAAACCATAATACCGTTAGCCTTATCCGCGGATATGACATAGAGGACTAACGGACTACCGTCAGAATTTCCGTTCTCATCATATCCGGTTACGCCGTCTACCAAGACAGTGTTGCACTCGGCAAATAACTTCTCGTCATTCTTATACAAGCTTAGTTTTACCTCAGCGTCCTTTTCCGTGTTGGTCACCGCCGCCTTGGTAACGCAATCCATTATAGCCTCGCCAATATTGTAATGCTCCGGTTCCTTCGTGTTGACATGGACTTGCTTGGCGAGCTTGAGGAAATCCGTGTGCATGGGATATTTGTACGCTTGAAATTTACTGACGTAATCCTCTACCTTGTTCTCGGCCAGATCAGCGTCAGTGACCGCAGATCCGGTAGCCCCCTGCCCCTGCTGATCAATACCCTTACCTGCTGCGTCCGGGGTCGCGTTCTCCAACGGCTTGCCATCATTGGGATCCGTATCACTTCCATTCTCCCCGATCTCCACGGCCATAGCCGCTCCACCAGTCAATACCGCCAAGACAAAGAACAAAGCCTTGACCCAAAACATCTTGTCTTTAAATAATTTATTCATCGCAAAAGTATTAATTGTTATTATTCTTATTATAAAAAAGGATTGTTCACGTCTTGCGTAACCGGCTTCTCCTGCCGTGCTCCTTGTCTTCCTCTCGGCCTTTCCTGCTTACCGCTAAGATCCTTTAACTTGTCGGTAACTTTCTTGTTGATCCCTTCCGCAACGCCTTCCTCCCGAGCGGCCTCCACGTCTTGGTTATAATTCATTCCCTTGGCCATCATCTCGAAAATAGACGGGTCCAATTTACCGACGATCAAGTCATCCATGACTTGATACATATTGCCTATAACCTCCTCCGCTTGATCATCGGAAAGGCCCATCTCCGAGGCTTTCGCCCTAATCGCTTCCACGCTAGCCGGCATATTCTCCGACATTTGTTTCTCGATCTCGTCCTGTTTCGCCAGTTTCTCCAAGTAAGCGTTATGAGCGTCGGCCAGCTTTTGCGAATAATCGGGATCATCGGCCAAGGCTTTTAAGTCAAGCCCCTTATTCTGTACCATCCACACCACGGGATCGAAATCATCCTGATCCCTAGCGGCTACCATCAACTCGGCGAAAGCTGGACTCTTCGATAGGTTCTCCCGCATTTTCTTAGAGTTTCCCTCGTAACCCTCATACTCGTCCATGAACTGGTTGACCGAGCCGTAGTAAGCCTCCTCGTCATCCATGTTAAGATCCGGATTCCGTTTGGCGTATCTTTGTCTGAATCTCTCTTTGTTAGATATATCTGCCATACCTTAATCGATTTTGTTTTAGGCAAAGGAAAATAATAAGGTATATCCGTTTTGTTATTTTGATTATTTTATTTAACCCATGAACCCTAAGAATAATCAAACATGTGAATCTATTTTCTATCTTTGTGATGTTCACCAAAACAAGCGTTCTTTATGGTTAATGGCGTAGATTTCATCCCAGAGCGGGACATGGAGCTTTACGAAGCTTATAGACGTGCTTTGAAGATGAGGGAAGTGAAATCCCACCGAGAGGCGGTAATGAGGGCTATATCCTCACATGCCTCTAGGTTCTGGATCTCCACCCTTCAAGCGTATAGGGGAATCCTGCTGATCAGGAAAGGGAAGACCAAGGAAAAAGGTCGATCGATCAGGAACAAGATGATCGATGACATTTATGAGATTTACAAAGAGCTGGAGAAAAAGAGAGAATTCAAGGGAAGCTCCGTTTATTTCATCACCTCTTTCGCGGTCTATCAAACGGCCCCCTGTTTTTACATATCCTATTCACGGGCGTTGGCGATAATACAACGCATCAACCGGGAAAGGAAAAATGGAAGGTAAGCTAAAAAGACTGATTCCTTCATTAATAATCGCCTTGACAAGCGTCATACTCCAACTCGCAGGTAAACATTTCTATTTCGATACCAATTCCATTCCATACGACCATTTCCTTTACATGTTCACCCACGCCAACATATTTCATTTATCATTAAATCTTATCGCCTTATTCCAGTTTAAGCCTCGTGTGAAAACATGCCTGATCGGTTACGTGTCTTGCGTCTTGGCCTCGTTCGTACCACTAGCCTCATTGCCGGTTCCTACATGCGGCATGTCCGGATTTATCATGGGATGTTACGCCCGCAGATATCACGCCTATAAACTAAGCCTTTGGAGAATAATATTGAGCAATATCGTCATGGCGTTTATCCCCTTATTCAACTGGAGGATACACTTGCTGTCATTCCTAATAGCCTATATCATCTATGGAGTCATACAGAAAATTAGCGTTCACGGAAGAGGTTGAGTCTATATTGGCCGAGAATAACAAGAGGCTGAAAAATATATTCGGCACGCACGACCAATTCACGGGGCGTGGAATGGAGGGGCATAGCCATAGGGTTGTCATAGATGATTACCCCATAAGGGTACAGTGGCTTACCGAGGAGGTTTTCAAAAACGATCTGTATCAGGATGTCCTGAAAGCCGGTTCCATAAAGGACTACACGATAAGGTTCAACGAGCTGTACCCGGATTCAGATGGGATAAATGAGGAGGACGTGGCCAACATGCTATTTTGGGCCCGTTGCTCGAGAGACCCGTCCTTCGCCTTTTTCTCGTTATTTAAGATCAAGTCGAAAGAGGCGGGAGAAATGATCCCCTTTGAGCTTAATTACGCCCAACGTTACGTGCTATCCGTTCTGGAGGAAATGAGGCATAAGGGAGTCCCGATCCGTATAATATTATTGAAAGCCCGGCAATGGGGAGGTTCCACCTTGGTACAGCTCTATATGGCGTGGATACAGCTATTCGTCATGGAAGGATGGTATTCCGTAATTATAGCCCAGACGAAAGATACCGCCAAACGTATCAAGGCCATGTATAAAAAGGTTCTCGATAATATCCCGGGATTTATATATGGTGTTGACAAGTTACAATTCGCCCCTTACGAGCATTCGGCGTCCGACTCCATAATCACCGACCCGTCCGGGAACAAGGTACGTGATAACGTGATAACCGTGGCATCTTATGAGAATTTCGAGTCAACACGTGGTATGGACTATGCCATGGCCCACTTCTCGGAGGTAGCCTACTGGAAAACAACGGATGGCAAATCGGCGGAGCAGGTTATAACAAACATAGACTCGAATATATTGGAGAGACCGTTGACCATGGAGATCTCCGAGTCTACGGCTAACGGCATGGCCGGTTATTTCTATGATGAGTACCAAATGGCCAAGGAGGGCACGTCATCCCGTAAGGCGCTATTCATACCGTTCTTCTTTATCGAGAACGACATGATAAGATTCAAGGACAAGAAAGAGATCCGGCTTTTCATATTGGATCTATTAGAGGGAAGGGATGTCACGACCTCCCCTAATGACAATAGCGAGCCGGGACAGTATCTATGGTCTCTATGGGAAAAAGGAGCTACGCTGGAGCACATCAAATGGTATATCAAGAAAAGGGCCTCGTTCCATGATCACGCATCGATGGCATCCGAGGCACCATCCGATGATGTCGAGTGTTTCAAGTATTCCGGTAATCTCGTGTTCAATATCTATACGATCGAGGTAATGCGGGAAAGATACGTATCACCCCCGGAGTTCATTGGCGACATATCCCAATCAGAGAAGACCAAGAGGATAATTCTTTCCAAGAATCCGAACGGCCTGTTGAGAATCTGGAAGAGGCCCGATGATACAAGGACATCCAACGAGTATCTTGTTATCGTCGATGTCGGTGGACGTAGCAAGAACTCTGACCCGTCATGCATAACGGTTATAAACAGGTGGAATTTACGATTCAGCGGAGGAAAGGCGGAGGTGGTAGCCAGATGGCACGGTCATATACGATACGATTGGCTCGCCTACAAAGCCGTCAAGATCGCCAGATACTACAAGAACGCCCTTCTCGCCTTCGAGAGCAATACGTTTGATAAGAAAAAATCAGAGGCGTCAGAGTTCGTGGAGGAAGGCGATCATATTCGTGGCATACTGAAAAAGATAGAGGATATCTACCCTAATCTTTACATGCGAGCGGCGACGGATCCCGAGGACATAAGGAACGGCATATACAAGAAGATAGGCTTCCAGACCAACAAAAAGACCAAGCAGGACATGGTAGATAATTTCATAGTGGCTTTCGAGGACGATATGTTTATAGACCCGGATGAGCGTATGTACAAGGAAGCGTCAAAATACGAGCAACGTCCGGACGGTAGTTACGGGAATATTCCCGGTCGTGGCAATCACGACGATATATTGATGACAGACATGATAGGTGCGCTCATATCCGAAGATATGCCTAAGCCTTCTATAATCAAAGAAGAATCAACGGGATATATCGATTCATATCCAAAAAATGAGTCGAGTTTATAGCGTGCGCATGAACGTTTTCCCTGTAAAAATCAATATTAGACAAATAAAATACGACTTATTTTTTACTAATATAAAATAAATAGAGTATATTCGCGTAGTCACTGATTAGAATGTAAGACGTGACACACATTGTGGCGTTAAAGATATCGTCTCCTATAAAGACCTAAATTCCCCAAATTTATAAACATAACAGGGAGCCGATAGCAACAATACGCCCACGTTATTTGTATATATAATCTATATATAAGACGTGGGCCGTTGCTTACTACCTGTTATGTTGGCGTGGGGACGCCGGGTCTTGGTAGTTGTGACGGCACCACGTTTTTTTATGCGTATATGGTATGTTATATATTTATAACCCCTTATGGCTCTCATCCGTGATGGACTGGAGTCATTACTTAAAGATATTACACTAGGTTGTATTCATAAAATAATTTTATCAATGTCATACCGTTCATTCGTGAGAACCAGAGGTATATTTATGTCAAGGGGATAGCTTTGGAGGATGGGGGCACACTCCTTTCCTTATGGCATAAAATATAGTTTGAATAAATATTTCCCGCTTCCCTTGGGTGGTATTGGGAAGCATTTTAAGACGGATATACCCACCGTTGCTATTCCGGGAGGATCGGCGATGATGATTAAGTATGTCTTTGTTTAGATATGGATTTAGATATTACAAACGCTCTCGTTCGTGAGGATAGGACCGTTTAAGGTTGTCTGAAAACCATTCATATAGATTATAGTTAAATAATAAAAACTCCCTTGTCCGTGAGGATTTGGGGAGTTTTTAATTTTTTACTATTCCTCGGGATAAAACTAAAATAAAATATGCCGTAAAACATGCCTCCTGCGGGATAACAGATGTGAAGATTGGGTAATTTTGCAAAAAATATAAATACATAAAACATGAGCGAGGAAACATACAGAATATTCAAGGTGATTTTGATGTTCATATTTGCTTTCATAGCATGGAATTACGTGCAGACACAAAGGTATTCAAGTGTCAAGGAATACATTCTGGTAGATAAAATATCTAAAAAAGCGCTTATACTAGATCAAAGTACTCATAAATTTGAATGACAATGAAGAGACTAACATATGTGATTTTATTAGCATTGTTATTCTGCCAATACTGTATATGTCAAGACTACAGATGGGATAACAAGAACTATGTATATTCCAATTTCAAGTACAGGTTCACTTGGGAATTCCCTGATATGGACTTATTTAAGTGGAAGATCACGACAGGCAATGCCGAGCATACCGTTTTCAAGGTGGAGGAAGTTAATAGCGGGACTATCGCATTCGTGAATATTACAGACGTAAGCCCGATCGAGGACAAGGATATTTGGCCGGCAAAAGACGCTTTAAAGGAAATGATGGAAATATCGACTAAGAGATCTAGCGAGTTGACCGGAGAGATCTGCGAGATCACTGAGTTCAAGAACTGTATGTTTTGCGGGAAGCACGCTATAAAATATGTATATAATTCATATTTCAAGGACGAGAGATACAAAGACCCGATAATCCACGTATCCGTTAACTATCTATATGCGTATCGGAATATGCTATATATTGTAGGGGCTAAAATACATAAAGAGGTATATGATTTGTTTGATGACCAAATATATATTTTTTTTAAATATGGATTATTACCGGAGAAAGAAGATTTAAGACTTTAAACACATAATATCATGAGAAAAATCTTACCAGTTTTAGCTGTTATAGTTGCTTTTATTATCTTTTATTTTGGCTCTTTTGCCATTATAACAATACTATTAGGTATACTTGATATAGAATTTTATCTTAAACCTACATTTATCTTGCTTGCATCTACTGGGATAGCCTATTATGGATGCAAATGGGCATATAACAAGACAAAAGATAAAATGAAAGAAATTTAAGCTTATATAGCGGGTGGTGTTGGTGTCACCCGCTATCTTTTCACTCATCCTCATCCTCAAATATCTCCAACGCCCGTAGCTTTAGCTCATACACTTGATTCTCTAGGGAATCATTATCGCTACCGACCTCACGAAGGAACCTCTCCATATCGGATATGGCCTTCACGTACTGTGACAATTCCATGGATCTCCTATAATCATCGCTACCGGTCAGCTGGTTTAACTTGACCATATATCCGGCCCTGTCGAAATCGTCCACGGAAGTATCCTGTATTTTCTTTAGATATCCCTTGTAATCATGATCCATTCCCGTGACAAAGTCTACGACCTTCTTGTTATATATGGAATTCATCCGGCTCAGCTTCAAATCCTTGTCCCCTCCGGTCAAGAAACGGCTTAACAGGGGATAACGACTCACCGGCATATCCCCATCCTCTCCGGACAGCATATCAAGGACTAAATCAGACACGCCCAATGCCACAGTACCAAAACCTCCTGTATATCCAGAAAGAATGTTCTGCCAAGTAGCCGGATTAAAGCTCGTGCCTCTCTTGACATCGTCGCCACCCGTTAACGAGTTAAACGCCCTCGACAACTCGACCATGGTGGTACTGGTACTCCTGTAGACCTTGGTGTACTCCGGATCATAATCATTAGCCTTGTTCATCGAGGTCTTATAGATAGGATTACCCATAAAATTCACGTTAGAGGCGTTTTGGGCGATAGGCTGAACCACCGTAGGCAGGAGATTTAGAGCGAACTTCCAACTATCATACTCCCAGTTTATGTTTAACGGGGACACCATATCAATCCCTGTCTTAACGACATCCATAGCCTCCACTTCCCTTTTACCGGATAATTGCCCGGCAATTATATCTCCGATCTTGAAATAATTGGCAAGCTCCGGAGATAACGGAATCTTGAGCCAACGACCATGAGTCAAACGAATACATATATTATTCTGTCTCTCATGATCGCTCAATGAATCAAAATAATCCCTATCATCATCATCGCTATCCCATCCCAAATAAGCGAAGAGCATAGGCATAAACAGATTATTGAGCAACGAGACAGACGATCCCATGAATATTAGTGGGGCTATACGGGAACTTATTCCTTTAATTGGATGATTTCTCAGCATGGAATATTCCTTATACATGCTTTGAACGGCGGCGTTAAAGAACAACACCCAATCTCTTCCATACTCAGATATCCACGCTGCTGTGTTAATATACCATTTATCGCTCTTCGTTTTCTTTCCGGCACCTTTCTTGTTAAAGTTAACCGATACCTCCTTGGCATCATTGATTGACCGGTCAATGGATCTTCCATGTTCCCGGCTCGTCTTATACGCCGCATATCGGTTCACAAGTTCCGCTACGTTACCCATGAACTCAAAGCACTCAAATACAGTAGAGACTAGTTGTTTTGGGGATAACTTCCCAATATTACCATCCGAAAGTTTCTCTAACTTGTTCGCTAAATCCTTGGCGTATTCCTTTTGCGTCTCCACGAACGTATATCCAGTAGCCCCTCCATTATCCATGAACTCCTTAAATATCGCCTGTTCCTTATCAGAAATATCTATCTCTCCCCTTCTGTATTTATACAGATTACGACCTAAACTCCGAAGTCCAAATAACGCTCGCCTCTGGTTCCCTGAAAAATCCTTGAAATACCTAAAATTCTCCGTCACAAACACGGAGTTATTGGCATAAGGCGTATCTCTTATCAAGTTGGCAAACGAGAACGCCACGTTCTTGGACGTAAAAGCTCCGGCCATAAATGTTTTCAAGTTCCTAGCTACGACGTAAGCGAGATCATCCTTCACATCCGGATTAGTCAATCCATTTACCGCTTGCGCCAATCGGGGATTGCCATTAACGGTCATGACATACCTGTTACCTCCCACGAAAACCTGTACCTGATGCTGGCTTCTCTGGTCATACAATGTTTTATATGGTATATCCGATCGACCTCCTTTAATCAGCTCAGCCTTACCTTCCTCTCTAAGCTCTCTCATCATTTCCTCATGATCTTTCACCGCCTTGGCCACTTCCTCGCCAGAAGCGTTATCCGGTATTTGCGGAATGGACTCCACCCATTCCGGATTTTCCTCGGTACCGACATTTCGAACCCAGATATTATCTATGGTAATAAGACCGCCAGTGTCATGATTGCTAGCTAAATTGAGAAAACGTTGTTTCGCCAAGTTCCTATTTCCTGCGGTAATAGATCCGTATCCAACGTGTATCAAACCAGCGAAAGGATTATCAGCCTCAGAGATACGTCCTTTAGCGGTCTTCACTGGGTTTCCCATCTTTATCTCCGTAGCGTCTATGTAATCATAAACATCGGAGGCAATATTATCGGAGAAACCTCTCAACGGGATAAAGTACTTAAACCGGGAAAGGTTCTTATCCATATAGGACTTGCTTATCAGCCCGGACTCATACTGCCTCCTTAACGTATACTCTGACACGTTATGAACCTTATCCCATAGATTATCGACTAAAACCATATTGTGGGTAGACTCATAATCTCTCACGAAATCATAAGCGTCAGAAAGCCATTTATCTTTATTCGCTCCATCCTCCGAAGGCTTAAACACTGAAGACAAACCACTATAGTCCTTTCCTAGAATCACACCATAAGAATTATCGCCTAACTTCCATTGGAATGACAATGCCTCTCTATCCAACTCCTTTTGTTCCTCGTCCCACGCTAGATCCTTATTAAGGACATCTTTCTTTGAATCTTCCCACCTATCAATCAACGTTCCGGTCACCTTTTCTTTATATTTATCCATCTCCTTGTTATAGATCTCGGATTTGACAAATGATTTCCGATAATCGGCGGCTATCTCAGCAGAACGCTCAGCCTTACCTTTATCAACACCTTTCTTTAGTTCCTTGCCAAAAACCTTGTCATACGTCTTTTTGTAAGCCTCACTCCCCTTTTCCTCCGCAACCTTTTCCGCTGTTTTTTTAGCGTTTTTAAGATCAGAGTCGGAAATAACCCCCATTTTAGACAAAGCGTCCACGTCAAACGCCTTAAGAGTTTCTATGCCATCCCTTACGGACATATCACGGTTTCTCTCGATACCGTGTTTAGATTGTACATATTTAACCAAATCCCTTAATGACCCTTTAGACCAATCCCAAGTTCTTCTTAAACCTTTCTTGGACACCTCAGAGACATCACCTATCAATGCCCTTATAGCCTCATTCAAAGGATTCAGGAATTTAGAGTCGAAACTATCCATATCCGCCTTATTCTTTGAAGACAAGGCTATAAGAGCGTAATATGGGTTCTCGTAATCCAGTATCTTCGATTTGGTTTTCTTGGCCAATAATTTCAAGAACTCATCTATAGCTGTTAAAGAGTCAACCATAGCCTCTTTGAACTTAAAACTGTCTGAAGATGCCACTTTATCCCAAGCGTCAACCATTTCCTTATTCAAAGGCTCCTCGTTCTCCACCTCCGATTTAGCCTCCCGGAAACGGATGTTATCATTTTCTTTCTTTATTCTCTCTGCGAAAGCGAAATCATCCGTCTTTTCCCTTACGCTTTCTCCAACGCCTCTACCCTTGTTTTCAGATCCTGCACGTCCGATGACAGTCCGCTCACCGTCGATTTCATCCCGGACACTTCCGTTCCTATCGACCGTATCTCCTCCGTCAAGTTGGTCTCCATCGTTGTCAACTTGGCCATCAGCCTTTTTTCCATTTCGGTCAGTTGCGTTTTCAGTTCCGTCAATAGCGTTTTCAACTCCCCTTGGTTTGTCGATATGGTCTCGTTCACTTTCGTTTCCGTTCTCATTAACGCCCTCGATTGTCTCGAGTTCCCTTCCAGTACCTTTTGTTTCAGAAGGTTGTTTTCCTTTTTTAGGCTCAATATCTCTTTCGATTGATCCATTTTCGTTCAAATTTATATTGTTAAGACCTAATCTATTTCTCATCACGATATCCTCAGCCACATCCATCAAGTTTCCTTGCTCCAAGTTCTTATAGCTTCTCCAGAGAATATAACGGAGGTCATTATCCGATAACTTGAAATCAAGGCTAATACCGGCCTTTCTCAACATATCAAGAAAAGCGTCCTTGATCTTTTCCCATAACGAACGCTCGGCCTTGTTATCGAAACCACGTTCCGCTAATTCAGCGATGTATTCCTCTGTAGCCTCACGCAAGTTAAGAGGATTGCCTTTAGTCCGGTCTATGATATTTTTCCGGATATCCTCGTTGGCGTTCCGATACACGTTATCAAGGAAAGTATCGAAATCATCCCCGAATAGCTCACGTAACCCATGATGCCCTACCACCTCATGGAGGAAAGTCCTTTGAGCGTCACCTACGGACGTGGAATTAGGTGATACTATGACTATCTCCCCGGTAGAAGTATCATACCAGCCTTTGGAATCTCTCTTACGGGCCAACATATTCTCATCCGTATCGGTTATATCGTCCACGTCATGGATTACCCTGACAGGGGTATTAAGCTTGTTTGACCAATCGTTGATTGAGGATTCAATAGTTTCAGCCTTATTTAAATTAGCAGCACCTTTATCACCTATAGAACGAAAACGAACGCCATCAATTTCTGAGGCTTGCTTAACTGCCTCATTTCTCGATATCTCATCATCGGCTTTATAAGTGAATATTTTCAAACCCGCATCGTATATCGCCTTACGAATGTCACCATCTACGTTATCCGGGACTACAGCGGCAGCAAATTCCTCCAAATATACAGGACGTTCAAACTTAGTCTCGAAGTACATTGCCGGATATTCATTCCTTATGGCATCCACCATCTCATTCAGCGTCTTCACATCCTCATCAGAAAAATCTATCCCATATTCTTCCTTTATATATTTTTGAGGGTCTTTGCTTCGTGCCGCTTCCGCCAACCTGTATAGACCGTAGTCGTCATATCCTTTGGCATCCGGTTGCAATTTTTCTCCTAACTCATGAAATACCTTAGACCATTTATCCCTGAAAGCGTCAACGTCAGCATGATCCGTAGTCAGCTTCCCTTTATCCTTGCGTATATCTTTCAGTGAGCCTTTAGCATCCAGCAAACTCGCAGCGAAATTTTGGAACGACGCACCTATTCCGACAGATGCGCTTCTTCCTTGCTTCTTCATAAACTTGGATACGTTCTCCAAGGTGTTAGGAATGTACTTTCTTATACCGGAAGGAGTAAATCCGTTAAAAATAATTTCTTTTATCCCGTACCTTTCATTCAATTTATCGAGCCACTTGTTAAAATCGCCTCGCATTCCATTTTCTTCTATGAAATTCCATGAATCGCGCATTGTTCCGTGAGCATCAACCTTGTCGGAATTGCTTATGTCATCACGTACTGATTTCATGAAGCTTTCTACCGCAGAGTAATCAAACCCATACTTATCGATTCGTTCAAGATCCATCTTACGTTTCTCGTAGAGGATTGATCTTGGATTCATTTTCCCTATAGCTTCTTCAAGCTTGGCTCTACGAAGTTTTATCGCCTCATTGTAACCTTCCGTACTAAATCCTTTATATTCCATATAGGCATCTTTCAGACGGGACAATTGCTTGTCAGACAAACCACTCATAGAGAACGATCCATTTGTGGCATCTTCAACTTCGGTTCTTGTTTTCTCCGGATATGAAGGCTTTGTACGGGCTATTTCCGGAGCTTTACCTTGCTCATATAAATACATATAAGCAAGACTATCCTCGCCTCTTCCATCCATATAGCTGTTCATCCCACTTTTGGTTGTCGACCGCATTTCCTCTGGAAGTTTTTGCAAGTCTTTTGAAAATGCGTCACTGCCTTTCCCTGAAAACTGCCTCTCTATAGTTGGATAAATGGGTGTCCATGCGTCTTGACTCCAAGTACCAGCATTTTTTCCAGTACGTTTCTCAATCATGGAAGAGGGAAGTACAAGCGATATGGAACCATAGCCAGTATGCGATTGTCTGGATATGTCTATAACGGCCGCACTCGGATTGGCGAAGCCTCCTTGTCTCAATGCTTTTCGAAGTTTTTCTTCACTGATATTATGTAACCCAACCAAGGACTTTTCGCCATTCTTATCTTTTACTTCTCGGAAACGAATACCACTATCCGGCCTTATCTCCTCAAAAGTGGGCTTTACCCTTATAACATGTTCACCCTCCCCTCGCTTATTAACTAGTTTACCGTTCTCATCTTTCACCAAGGTCAATGGATCGGTATAGTTAAACCGCCTTACGATCTCATAAACACCATCATCACCAATATTAGAAATCTCATAGATAGAGTTGTTTACCCTTGCCTCTTTCAATCCACTCTCCAGAAACGCTTTTATATGCTTCCGCTCTGCGGAGGTTATATAATCGTCTTTATCAACCAAAGACAATTTCTTTACTTTTCGGGGGGCAATATCTTCCTCCCGTTTAATTCCTTTATATTCAGAGAACGGTTTGGTCTTCCGGATTGAAGAATCAATCCATTTCTTGAACTCATCCAACGCTACCCCGGTAATGTTGCCTAACCCTTGCCAACCTTCCCCATAGTTTGACAAGTAAGCGGACCTTGCGTCTTCCAAGGAAGAGAATCCCATCATAACCTTATGCTCATCGAATGAGCCATCAGTATTCACCTGATCCACGACATACACCATGTCACTATTCATATCCGGACCTAGGAATACGTCTATATGATCACCATCCACACTTTCAGTGCCTCGAATGTAACCGTAAGTGTTATTCATGACCTGCGACCACTCCTTTCCGCTAGCGTCCTTACCTGAACGGACGGAACCAACGGGCTGTTCTATGGAAACATCGAAACCGTTTATCTTTATGTGCCCTTTCTTGTAATTCCCGGCCTCTTTCTGCGCCTCGGAAGGGTTTGTGTCAACCTTTAGCTCCTCATCGTGCAATCTCTTAGCCTGAACTATGCGCTCGGCATAGTCCAATGGGGTCTCATTCTCCTTTGGAGAAGGAGCGACAAAAGGAACTAGCCCCCTTGATGAGCCTTCTTGTGTAGCTCCATCCGTGCGATCAATGTCGGGGCCAGCCGATTCTCTTCCCTCAACCTCTCCAGTTCCCCCGGTCTGATCAAGTTGTTCTCTTGGCAGTACCTCGCCGCCTCCCTCGCGTAAGCCATCGCCTCCGCTTTCGTCATTTCCTTCAATGTTTTCATTTTCTATCGGTTTATTTTGCGCTAAGATAGCGTCTATTTCATTTTGTTCGTCAATTATGGCCTGTATTTCATCCACGATTTGCGAATCAAGCTCGCCTCGCTCCTCATCAGTCAATTGTTTCTCCGAGAAATCACGTACCATGCTTTCCTCATACGCCTCGTATTCTTCCGGGGACATATGATAATTCTCCTCGCACCACTCAGCGTAAGCGTTGTACTCGGCCTGTCTCTCACGCTCAGCGATCGCCTCACGATTCCTCTTGACATAATCAATCAAGTCTCCACGTGTATGAGCGGAAGACAAGACCTCTATGATAGCGTCCCTTCCGGCGTTCGTATCGTTCTCATCGAAGAAGTTAGTGCCATTCTCCCTATCGGCAAGCTCCAATATCTCACCCGCCCTCTCTATATTAACACCGCCTTTCTCCGGAGAGGCGAACAGTCCGAACATCCTCGCTGTCTCATTATTCCCGGCACCGGTCTCTTTCTTGTAACTGTCACGTGTCAATTTGATCGCCCCATTAGCCAGCATCATGGCCGCAAGCTCCTCTCCGCTCATAGGATCACCTATCACGGAGATCTCCTTCGCTATGACATCACCCGGCTTCTTGCTGGCCTCCTTGATATCATCATCAAGATTAGCCCAGAAATCAGCCTCGACCTTGATCGCCTCATATTCTTGTCGGGCTTTTATCAATGCGGCCTCGGCCTTATCCTCTTTTCCGATAGGGGCATCATCGTATGCCTCTTGCGCCTTTTCCAAGGCATCAGACGCTTTTTTAAGGCTTTCATCGAAAGACTTTCTCGTCACCTCGATCTTCCTTGGCATCTTCTCTCCGTATTTATCATGGAGGAAATCCAAGGCCATATCCGTTCCTGATGATACGAAATCGGGTGTACCATCTTCTCGCATGACCATGGAAGGATTCTCTACATTGCTAGGTTGTGCTATCTGATCAATGGCACCTTCCGTCTCAATCTCACTCGTTGGCTGGGTGATTGTAGCGGCCACAGGGGATACAGAAGTTATATCGGAATCAACACTGGTAACATTATCAATATCTTGCGATACCTCATTAGCTTGTTGAGCATCGTACATGGCATCTTGAAGAGCAAGAATATCCCTCTCCGCAATAGGCATAGCCGGAGCTGATCCCGCCTTCGGCGCTACCTGTCCTGTCTCCTTGTCCAAAGCCGCAGGTTGAGCGATCCAATCACCGTTCTCATCTTGTCCTTGAAGGATAAACGCATTATCCCCGTTCCATATGACCAATCCCGGCTTGGGTAATTGCGTCTTGGGATTATGATTCATGGCCATATCAAGTTCGGACTGGCGGGTAGCCAATAATTGATCCTCATAGGTCCGTCTCATACGACCAGCATCTTGCTCGACTATATCGCTCAACCTTTTCGCTGAAACCATCCGATCCTGTCCGTTATCGGAAATAACGGCTTTATCTCCCTCGATACTCCTAACGTACACAGGTATTTTCTCATTTCCTTCGCTAAGCGTAGCCATGGTAACAATAGACTGGCCTTCAGGATTCGTGGTAACATAAGGAGTAATATTATTGGCAACGTAAGTTTCAACCTCATTGTCTATTTCATCGCCTATACGATCCTGCAAACCGGATATCCTGAGATAATCAGCGTAGAAATCCTCGGCTAACGGACGGGCATCCGCATTAACTCCATCAAGAAGACTCATCACTTGGGCCTCGCTAGCTCCATCATCCACATAGCTTTCTATCGTACTAGCCAAACCCGGAACCATTCCAGATAGGGAAAGCCTTGTCTCTTCCATCTTTTTGCTCGCCGTCCGTATATCGCCCGGATCAGTCATATTTCGACCTTCCTCCTCTGCCTCGGCAAACCTAGACAGAGGAGGAGTTTCAACGCCTTGATCTGTTACATTGGGATCGGTGATAGGCTGCTGAGCCTGTTTGCCTCCTATTTTATCCGCTACGTATTGCGCACCTTTAGCCAACGCTCCGGTACCAGTAAAATAAGCGCCGCCTCCCATACCATAGACAAAGCTCTGCAATACACCATCGGTCAAATCCCTTTCCGGATCCGCATCAGTTATCTTATCCGTTATATTCTCCGCTAGCGTGGAAGATACTTCTTCGATACCTTCATTTACAGGCTCGAAAAACATGCCGAATTTTTTATAGTACTCTTGCATCTTACCCATTATGCCACGCTTGATAGCCTCTTGCGCCTTTTCCTTTCCTAACGTCTTGAATAAGGTTGACATCCAAGCCTTGGATACGCCTGCGCCCAGCATCTCAGACAAGGATTCTGCCGTACCAGTAAGAATAGCGTTAGATACCTTTGCGAACTCTTCCATGTTTGGGTTATTCTGATCGAGATCATCATATTTCTGGCTAGCCACTATTGACCCTATACCAGCGAGTCCGGCAGCTGGAGCTCCGGCCATTGTAGCGGCCATGGCCCCGATTGACATCGGAAGCGACTCTACGCCTTGCAAGGCTATATCACCTATGGCACCCATATAATTCCCTTCTTTCCAAAGATCGGTGAAATCCTTGCCATTGTATCTGTTTGACCTTGCCCGGGAAAACTCCGCATCAGCCTTAAATCTATCTGAGATATCCTTGAATGCCCCGCCACGTGAGATCAATCCTCCAGTTGCGGATTCCAGTCCTTTGGACTCCTTATCCAAGACCCCAAAGATACCGGCACCAAGATCGGCACCTCCTGCGTTAAGTTTCTGTATGGCGTCTCCAGCCCAAGTATTCATAAAAGAAGAATCCTTCTCATACTCCGTAGGAGGTGGAGGAGTAGCGGTCTCAATCTTTCCTTTTTTACGCAAGGACTCAAAATTGTAATCAGGTGAGTTCGTCCACGGATTAACGTATTCCGATTGATCCTTCATAGGCACGTCAACCTCCTGTCTTAAAGCGATAGGTGCAGGATTAACACTTGATTGGGAATCATAATCTGTTTCTTTAATATTCTCGTTATTAATTGGAGCATAGCCTAATTTGCTTTCGAATTGGGAGAAATCACCTAAATCTTGCCATCCATCTTTTTTCAAGACCTCATAAAGCATTTCACGCTTACCCGAGTCTTTCAATTTTCCCTCAAAAGAGGAAAAATCGCCCAAATCGGTATATCCATCGCTTTTTAAAGCGTCATATAATTTTCTGGTATTGTTCCCTTCCATAATTTTACCAACCTACATTTTTAGAACTTGAATTATTATCCCAACCTACATTTTTCTTGTTAGTACTAGAAGAACCTCCCGATCCGATTACCTTATCAAACTCATCGTATAATTCCGGGAAATTCTGAATATTACTCATGACAATAGCGGCTTGTTTGGTCTTTTGGTCTCCACCTTCACCAAGCTGCCACGTTACATCCGATACGCTCTTGTTTTTATCTTTATTTTCTTCCGCATACTCCAACATCCTCTTATACATATAAGCGATAACCCCATCTTTATCCTTACCGGACAAAGTGAAACGTTTACCGTTTCTGCCGATGATGTCAATAGACTTATCCGCTCCAGAACCATTAGCTTTAGCGGTACGATATTGCTCAAGACTACGGAGATTGGATTGCCTTATACCCAACTCTCTCTCTTTATATGCGGCATCCTGTTTCATCTTCCGCTCCTCCCTGTCATTCTTTATTGCGAATTGAGCGTCACTTTGTGCGATCTTGGCTTTTGCCAAATCATTCTGGGCTTTTCTAGCTTGATCCTGTCTATACAGAGATAACGCCCTTTGATAGTTATTCATATCGTTTTGCCTTGCGGCCAGATATCCGGCCCCATATCTTTGCCTGATAGCCTCCAACCTGTCAGAATAAGATTGTAGTTTAGGATCAGCTACGGTAGGTAGTTTCTGCGAAGGTGCTTCTCCCGCAAACGCAAGATTGGCGAACGATGATAACACGTTCCCTAGATGCCCTATTCCCGTCACAGCCGAAGCCGCACGTTTTCGCCTTTCCTCCTCTTCCTTGGTTATAGGAGGAGTCATGTACTCATCGAAGAATCTCCTGCTCCACTGATAATCGTTCAACCGAGGCTCGCCAACGTTAGTTTGTGGAGCGGTCTCATCCGTATTATCCACGGTTGGAGCGACAGGGTTCTGGCTTCCGGCAACCTCCGGCTCAACCAATGGCGTAGTGGATAACTCCGGCCTCTGAACGACCGGGGTCCTTTTCCTATTATATCTTTCCGTCAATGTCGTCATGTCCACAGATTCTTTTTTATGTTCCCCCACAAATTACCGAACAATCCCTTGCTAGTATCAAGATGAGATTGCATGTCAGCCCCTACCAAGTTCATACCCGCTTGCATCCCTTGATTAGCCGCCTGCGTGGCGTTTGCCGCCTGTTGATTATAGATAGACAGCCTTTGGTTACTGATATTATTCTTGGTGTTGAGATATTGGGATTCCACGGCATCCTTCCGTGCGGTAGCGTTAGTGGCTATACCACTGGCGGTATCGGATATCACCTCGCCCGCCGCTTTCTTGGCCTGAGCTACGGACTCATCAGTAGCACCTACGACCGCGGCGGTACCGGAGGCTTTACGGTACTGCTCATCCGCTAATTCCCTTGCCTTGGTCAAGGCGGCTTGCGCCTCCGCGCTTTGGGTATAATCCTCATTGTATCTCCTGTTGTACCAATCCTCGTTCTCCTTGGCACTCTGGTCCAACACGGCGTTCGCTTTTCTAGCCGCCTTCCTTGCCTTTATTCCCCCGGCAATGCCACTCGCCAAGGAACTGGCGGCTCCAACTATAGATCCGATCATAATCTTGTCTTTTCTCGCAAAAGAGATAAATAAAGTGACTCGTGTTTGTTACTTTGATCATTATCTCCCATCGGACACCAAAAAATCAACTATTCTATACTGTTTTCTATCATCTACGAATCATTCGTATATAGTTAGGTCCGGTCATATAGGCATTATTGGTATATTCGCGGGAACAAATTTTATTATATACCATGAACGAAGAGCTTAAACAACTTTTAGAGTGGTTTGATAACTACGAGATAACATTTAACGAGATAAGACTGTCACAATGTCAATATATCTTTGACTTACGAAAATTTATCTCGGTCCAAACGAACTCCGTCCGGAAGAACTGGGAAAATCCTACGTTTGAATATGATATCATAAGCCTCTATCAGCTTAAAAAAGTCTTGGAGGATAAAGAGAACGAAAATATGCCATAAAGCATAAAAAATAACCATTGAAAAACTTGCATACTATCAAATTTGATAGTATTTTTGTAACATCAAAATAACAATAACCGGCGGCAACGGATAAGCGGCGTAAAGGAAATGAGAGAAATTACAGTAAGCGATTATAAAAGAGCCTACGAATTAGGCAAAAGACACGCTAAAGAATGTGATCTTTGTGGTTGGTACACTCCTGTTTTGCAAGCATCTTACGATTTAGGATATGAAGGTGTAGAAGTTGATTTCACCAAGATAGTTAAAGCTGAAAGATATGGTGATTTACCTAATGGATGCTCCTACAATTATGCTGATAATAAAAAAGAAATGGGTGTGTCAGCGTCTAATTTGGTCGGGGAAAAAGAAATAGGGTCTTCTTTATGGTTTACGGATAGAGAGAAGATTGTATTTGAAGGCATATTGCTTCCGATAAAAGGAAGCGATGGTGAGCCTCTTTTACTCCCTTTGGGTGTCGAGCAATACGATTTTTAAATTAATATCTATGAAAACATATCTTAAAAATAATTTTAATGGCGAAGAGATTGAAGTAACCTCCACTACCAATCATCCAGATAGCAGCTATGGTAAGGCTGTTTGGGTAGACAAAGAAGGCAAAGCCTACTGTCAAGTAGGGATGGAGGCTCCATTTTACACGGTAATAACTGTAAATAATTGATCTAAATAAGGAAAGGGCGGCAACCTATAAGCGGCGTAAAGACATGGCAACTTTCAGAAAAGTTAATTTTGAGATGAGAAGAGGTAACGGTTATGGTCAATATGTGATCGAGGCACGTTACAGGGAGCAAAACATAAAGGTTCGTACCACGGATTCAGAGGCTTGGGATTGGATCAATGACGATTCGAACAAAGAAAAACATAATGATGCCCGTCGGCATTGTTATTTAAAAATAGTAGAGGCCTACAATAATTTATGAAACAAATAGAACTTAATCTACCGGAGTGGGTATTTTGGGACGCCCACTCTCATGAAGGGAACTTATTGGGCGATCGTACAATCATCGAGCATGTACGATCGGCTTCCGTTTTCGAGGTGTTTGACAGGGACTTTGACGCAATAGGGCTTAATCCGAATGTATTGACATTTAAATTCAAGAACGAAGGATCAAGAACCGAGAGGCTGTTGATGGCCTTGCATCATAGCTGTACTCTTGATCCTGTGGAAGACCGGGAAATGTTATTAGGGATAATGAAAAAATGCGCAGTATGGTATTGCAATTATTGCGATTGGGAGGATGCCCAAGATGAATAATAGAGAAAGAATCGGTAAAAGAATAGCCCAGCTCCGCATGGAGGCCGGGATATCACAATACAAACTAGCTGAACTTACAGGCCTAGCGCCGGGCAACATCGCCCGGATAGAGACAGGTAAATACAGCACTGGTATAGACATCCTGTCCAAAATAGGAGACGCATTAGGATATCAGCTAGATTTCATCGAAAATAAATAACATTAAAAACTAATATTATGGCAAGAACAACGGATTACAAGTTAAAAGGAGAGAAAATCAAGGGTCAAATAGACGAGTTAGTAACCGCTCTTATCGAGGAGAAGAAAAACAATTTCGACGAAAATCGGAAAGTAAAAATAGCGAACATTGATTTGGAAGAACTGAATAATATCGAGTTGCAGCAACTGCAAGTTCGAATTTCAAAGATTTTGGTCGAAAGAACAAAATAGTCCTATTTGTCGCATAATAAAAGTATAACGCCCGTGTTTTTTCTGACACGGGCGTGTTTTATTGGTCTATTTGTCGCTAAACCTTCATCTTTCGCTCCAAGACATCAAATCCTTTCTCGACCTCTGTGTTGAGCACCTTCGCATAGATTTGTGTTGTTTTTATATTTGTATGACCAAGCATCTTGGACACCACCTCCATCGGAACACCATTATTTAACGCGAAAACCGCAAACGTATGGCGCGCACAGTGCGTAGTCAGATTCTTGTCAATCTTGGCGAAACTAGCGGCGACTTTTAAATAATCGTTATATTTCTGATTACTTATTACCGGAAGATCAAAATCATATTTTCTTAATATCTCCATGGCGGGAGACAGCAAGACTATGAAATAATCCTCATTGGTCTTTACACGCCTATCCGCTATAATAAACTTATTCCCCCTCCGCTCTACATCGCTCGCGAAGTCAAACTTATATAAATCCGAATAGGCCAACCCTGTATAGCACTGGAACAAGAAAAGATCCCTCACCCTGTTTACGCTAGGATCGGTTATACGACATCTTTCCATCCTTCTCATCTCCTCATACGTGAGATATTTCCGTTTATCCGACTTTCCCCTGTTGATCTTAAGTCCCACATAAGGATTCTCTGAGATTATACCGAATCTTATGGCCTCGTTTATATAAGCCTTCATATTCTTATGGTAACCATACACGGTAGTATCCTTAATACCTTTGCTTCTCAAGTAATCATCGAACATAGTTATATTGGAGCGGGTCAAATCATGAAAGTAATTGATCCTCCCAAAATCCTCCAAAACCTTAACCAATGTCCTATAATGCTTTATGGTTCCTTCCGCACGGTCTTTTCTCTCATCAGTCCTCCTAACGATAAAATCAATGAAAGAATCCGATTCCGAGCTATTTTTCAAGAAAACGTCCAATGACTCGAAATCGAACGGGACCTTTCGACGTATCAATGAGTTCACGTACTCTAGGATATTAGACATCATCAAGTCCAGCTTCATATTCAAGTCCAACGAGTCGGGTCGAGCCGTGACCTTTCTTTTGTCATCCCATTGATCGGCGTATACCTTTACACCCGTACCAATCCATTTTCTCTTTCTCTCAGAGCATACCTCGATCTGCACAAGACCTTTTTTCTCCTTGGTTGCGACCTTCTTTCGATCGAACACAAACCTTAATGTTGGATATTCCAT